ATCAACGCCCCTGTTGTCATCACCATTGGCGCAGGCACGACCGCATACCCTTTGACCGACTGCAACTGCGCTCAGGCAACCGCTGAGAGCATCCACACTCGCACCCGCTACGCTACCCGTGTTGCAACGTCTGCGACCGGCACAGGCACATTCAAGTATCTTGGTTGCTTCTGCCGCTCCCACGCTGGTGCGCCCGCGTCTATTTCTTGAGGAGGTGTAGATTATGGGCAAGACTAATTTTCGCCGCATGATGATGCTCCGTGACCACGACAAAAACCGTGAGCCGGAACGTGACCGCCTTGAGGAAGAGCGTGACCGCAGGGAACGTGAGATGGAACGCCGTCTGCGCAAGCTGGAAGGTGGCAACGACCGCTATTCTTACTATCCGCAGGAGGAGAACCGCTACATCAACCCCTACCCTATCCCCCGCTATCCTGACGTAGAGTATGGGCGCAAGATGCCGCAAATCGGCTTCTCACAGAACGGCGACTGGGATAAACGGTCTGGGCAGTACGAACGTGGCGGTGCAGACAGCCGCTCCATCAAGATGCCCCGACAGCACCTCACCCACGATGAAGCGGAGGAATGGTGCGACAGCATGGTGAACGCTGACGGCACGAAGGGCTGTCACTGGACGCTGGAACAGACACAGGACGTTGCCAAACAGCGCAATATCACCTGTGACCCGAACGATTTCTGGGCTGTTATGAACATGATGTACTCGGATTATTGTCAGGTGGCAAAACGCCAGTCCGTTGACACTCCTGGCTTCTACGCTGACATGGCAAAGGCGTTCCTTGAGGACGCAGATGCCGCAGATGGCAAGGCATATCTCTACTGGGATTGCATTGCTGATAAGTAAAACAGAACCCCTGTGTAGTTTTTAACGGCTACACAGGGGATTTTTCTATACGTTATAACCAAACGCTTTCATTATTTTTTCTTGCAGTTTCTTTGCTTTTTCTTTTGCTTCAGCTTCTTTTTTTCTGGCGTTTGATTGTCCAATGGGAATCTCGGCTTTTGGGGAAGTTGCGCCGGTTTTGGCAAATTCGCCCAGTGTGTCACAGTATCGTGTTCTGGTATTGTTTCCCCTTCTTCTGTATACACGCTGTCGAACCATCCCTTTTTAATAAAATATGCGGCATTTACATAACTTTTTCCCGTATATCCATCCTCAACGGAAATAAGATATTTTTTGCAAGTTTGTTCTGGTGGGAATCCTTCTTTCTCGATAGAATGCCAAATTATACATTCCGTTTCAACATAATTGACATTTGTATAATCCCGCCGTTCTTTAGCCCATTCTTCATACGCCAATGAATCTGTTTCGCTAGAGTGTTCTACTTCCATCATATTCTTCCTTTCTCCCCTATTCGGTCATTGCGGCTACACAGGGGGTTATTGTTATCTCCAAATCATAAAGCACTTATTGTCTACGCAATCTTGAAGGATTTCTTTGAAGTCTTTGAACTTTGCGGGATTTTCTCTACCTGCATATCCGTAAATAATGCTATCGTCATAATCACCTATAACTTTCAAGATTTCCTTGCAGGCACCGTATCGGATTTTTCCGTCGCAGTCCGATTGATAAAGAAAATCTGCAATTTTAATCGGAAGCATTTTGCTTTCAATCAATCGTTCCGTTTCGTCATCGTACGATTCAAGAGCGTGTTCTTTTTCGGGAGATGGCATATCGAAAATGTCATCAAGTTTTTTATAGTGTTCTCCGACTTCCGAACCAACAAGTTCTGCAACTTTCGCTCTCAACTTGAAAAAGCCGAAATAGCCCACATCCATTTCACGCCCAGTCTTTTTGCATTTTATGGTTACGCCCATGTAATTCCTCCTTTATCTCCGATTTTCTGCATGGTTCTTTTGAGATTCGGCGCATTTGCTTCCGGCATTTTACGTTTGATACCAATAATTGCTTGCGTGATTCCAGCTTTGTTTAACTGATTTACTGACTTGCGAAACACAAAATCAATATTTGCGTTCGCTTTAATTGTTCCATCATCTTCAAGATAACAGTTCGGAATCCATACATTCTGATTGCTATTATTGATTTTGAAACGTTTTGCTTTGTAGCAACCGTAGTCCTCTCTTACAATCAGCTCAACAGGAATGCCCTTGTAATATTGAGTGTCAGTATTGTACTTTTCAGCCGGTTTTGCTTTACGTTTTGCTACCTCTGCGTTTATTTTGGCTTGTTCCTCTTTGCTTCTGTGCTTGTGTGGCTTGTATGTGCGCATAATCTCTTCACCCTCATTCTCTATATAGAAATACAGCCCACGCACTTCTTCTCAACGGGTTCGCAACCTCAATCACTCCATCGCCTTTTCCAGAGAAGTAGTTACATCACCAAAATCAAAGTCCAGAGCACCAATCATATCGTCCAGAGCATCCACAGCATCAGACAGATTCGTGCAAGCATCATCTGCTTTGTCATACTGCTCACTGCCTTGTAGGTTCTCAGGCATATTGTCACGATACTCTTCTTCCCACTGGATGTCCTCAACATCGGATTTTACACTTTCGACCTCTGCCACAAGCTCTTCCAGCTTTTCACGGATGGAATCAAAACGGTCAATGGTCTGCTTAATGGCTTTTCTACGAGTGTTATTCATCTTCAGATATCCTCTCAATCTACGATACCAAGCTTGCAAATGTTCTTCGGATCAGTTGTGTAGCCAAATGTCAATGTGTTAATCCATTTTCTTTCCATTTTTCTTTTACACTTAAATCTTGCCCTTTATTCCTCCAAGAAATCTTCCAGTTCAATCTTCCCATCTGCCGCCGCAGCAGCCAGAGCGTACACGAACTGTCCAATCGTCATTCCGTGCCGCCTTGCTTCACGGTTGATGTACTTGCGTTCTTCCTCGCTCATAAGAATGGTAATGCGCTTGGAACGCTTGCCATCTCCGCTTGCAACGCCCTGATGTGATTCCGGCATCGGGATTTTTTTCTTTGTCAAACCAGCTTCCGCTAGTGCGCCGGGCACATCGCCCTGTTCGATAAGACGCTGAACTTCCTTCGCCTGTTTCAGCTTCTTCGGCTTACTTTCGCTTACTACGGCATTGTTTGGCTGTGTTTCGCTGTCTTTGGCTTGCTTCGGCTTAATACTACTTAACTGTGCTTCATTAGGCTGTGTATGGCTGTCTGTGGCTTCACTTGGTTTAATCTGTGCTTGTTCGGCTTCGTTCGGCTTTGCTTGGCTTACTTCTTCTTGCTTTGGCTCACTTTGGCTTAATGCCCGCCCCGAAGAAATAGGCTGGAAGTCAAACCCGCCCAACAAGCCAGATGTTTTTTTGCTGGTCGATTTCATCAGCCTTCACCTCCGACAAGATATTGCGCCAATGCCTTGAAATCCTCTGCGCTGGTACTCTTTGCCGTGTCACCGCTAAACAGGCTGTGCCGTTCTGCCTGCGCCTTGCGAACGCCCATAGACGGTCTAATCTTCACGTCAAGCAGCTTTGTTCCCATGCTCTGTGCAATCACCGGGAGCTGCTCTACAACCTCTTTGGACAGGTTCTCACGGCTCTTGTACTGGTTCAGAAGCAGACCTTCAATCTTCAAGATCGGGTTGAAATATCTGCGAACGTCACCAATGGTCTGCGAAAGCTGGCTCAAACCAGCCAGTGCGTATCGGTCTGCTGTGATGGGCACGATGATGCTGTTGGCGGCGATCAGCGCGTTCACAAGCGCAAGACCAAGCTGCGGGGGAGTGTCCAACACAATGTAATCATACTGCTCAGACACGCTTTCAAGGGCTTCTCGTAGCCGGAAGTTCTTACCCATGTCTCGGACAAGCTGTTCGTCGATGTCCTTCAATGCGTTGTCGGACGGAAGGATGTCACCAGCTTCACAGTGCTGGATTCCTTCTTCGACCGTTCCTTGCCGTGTCATCACATCGAACAGGGTGCATACATCCTCTGTCTGCGCACCATAGGTGTCCGTTGCGTTGCACTGGGCATCGCAGTCCACCAGCAGAACTTTCTTGCCAAGCAACTGCAACGCACCAGCCAGACAGGTGCTTGTGGTAGTCTTTCCTGTGCCGCCCTTCTGGTTAGCAACAGCTATGATTTTTGCCATTTTTATTCTCTCCAGTCTATAAAATATCCGTTGTAAACGAACTCTTTTGCTGCTTTACCAGCTTCGATTAAAGCTTTCCCAGCTTCAATCGCTTCGTCAGGCGTTAGCTCGCTATAACTTCTCTGCGGCAAAACCCTTACAGAAGCCTGATTTCCATGATGATTGAACCGAAACTGATAATCAAACTTCTTTTCAAGGTCAAGTTCCGCTTTATTCAAAACGGAGTAGGGAACTTTTGCCATTTTATCACTCTTTCTTTAGAACTCAACATATGGAATTTCAGTCCAATCTGTAACTCTTTGAACAAAACAACTGTTGTACGAAATATTGAGCTTTGATTTCATTGCATTCGCAAATTCGCCATTTTCTACAAAGCCAACCACAACATTTCGTGTGACTTCTGATTCGTCATTCAGATATATGGTTTTTACCAAACACAAAAATCTGTTTTTTGTTCTTTTGATTTCTTCTTCCGTCGGCATTCCATCGTTTTTAACTGAATGCCACACGATTTCTTGTGTTCTCATATTGTCCCCTTCTGCTTAATACGCTACGTCTGACTGCTCTTGCAATGCTTCAATGGAATAGAAAGCTGGCATATACTTGTCCACAACGCCAGCCTTGTCCACGCTTCTAATCAGATAGCCAACAGGTCTGTCCGGGAACGGAGACCTATCCAAAGACAAAATGTCATTATACGCCGCTTTTACCGTGTCGTAAACCGCTTCTCTGCGTCTTGGCAGCTTGATTTCTGGATGCTCTTTCTTCATCCACTTTTCAACTACCTTCGCCACGTCAATGCAGTCCTGCTTTTCTAGTTCGTCACACACAGACCAGTCGAAATTCTCATATCCGCTTCTGCGGGGCTTTCTGGCCGCTTTTTGATGTTCGCCCGGTACTTCGCTTGCCTGTGCTTCAATCAACGTCTCAGACGCTTTAATTTTGGGCTTAAACTTGACCGCCACAGCCTTTCGTGCCACAAGAACTGGTTCGTAAGTCACAATAATGTCAGACACGGCATTGATTTCGTCCACCGCAACGTCAAGTACTCGCTTGCGAAGGTTCTTGTAAACATCGTAGCTGGCTTCCATCGCACCAAGCTGCTCTCTCAACTTCTTCAGACTGATTTCATGCGGTTTGTTGTCCATATTCAACCAGTCCCGAAGAATCGAGTAAAGCAAGATGCTGTACTGTGACTTCATTCGTGACGTGTAACGTAGCCGATACCGGACATATCCGCTTTCAGCAATGTCGAAAAAGATGGAGCGAAGGTCTGGGTTGCAGGTGATTGCTACAACGTAAGACCTTGTTTCGGGCACATAGTCCAATTTTGCCCTCGTGAATAGAACAAAACTTTCAAACGTTCCTTTCTCCTTGTCAATAGGAATCGAAACCGTATTGCCTAAAAAGTGCTTAATCTGTGGCTCAATCCTTCTTGCATCAAGGCTTTTCAGTCCAAGAAGCTCCCTGTATTCCGCCAAAGTGAACTCTACACGGCTACTACTTGGGTCTCTCGGATTTATTCTTGATAGGTAAACCTCCAACAACCGAAGTTCTCCTGCGGTGTAGTCCCTGAACTTCGCCCAAACAAGGGATTTGCTTTTCTCGACAAGGTTGTTATCTGATATTTTTGGCATCTGCTCACTTCCTTTAATGGTCTGAAAACAGTATATCACAAGTAGGGGGACGTGTCAATCATTTTTGTCCCCCATGGCTTGTCTTTTTGTCCCCCATGTCCTCGTCATTTCGTCCCCCATGACTTGTCAAAACGTCCCCCATGCTTTGTCATTTCGTCCCCCGTCTACATATTATATATTAAACAAGAAATAAACAAGAGGTTAAATATCATCGTTAAATAGTCGATGACGATAATTTTCAACAATTTCTTTATTTTTCCATTCCAGTTTGTGGATAACTGAACTCTGCATTTGCTAAATAAGACTGTAACCGGAGAAAAGCCGTACATCATTAGTCACATTAAACGTTGACGGATTATGGATAGGTGTACAAAAAGTGGATGGAAAGGTATACTTAATCTGCGCGATGGGGGACAGATTGACAAGCCACTCGATCGCAATCAACAAATTAGCGATAACTCGTTGTTTATTCTGCGCGAATGTTGTCGATTTACAGCCTATGGGGGACGGAATGACAAGGCGAATTTGCCCGATAGGTGTACAAAAAGTGGATGAACGTGGACAAAATGTTCTTCAAAACTGCGATAATTCGACAATCAGCCAGTTATATTATTGGGATTAACGGTATAGGAATCGTTGGATTTCATAGCGGCTTCCGTTCCAGCGTCCTGCGCCTGATAAAGAATCTCCATCTTTGGGGCGGTTCCGTTCGGGTCTGGGTCTGTTCCGGTAGCCTGCGCTATCTCATAGCTACCAGACACCATCCGGCAGACAGCGACCCTGTCCTTCAACGGCGTGTGGAGGTTTGCCAGAATCTCCGTCAGCACACCGATATGGTCTGAGCCGTGATCTCCATACCGGATGTACAGCAAGGCATCTATTTCATAGGAGGAGCACTCCATCATAGCATCTATGAGAATCCGCCGTTTCTCCAAATCGGAAAGGTCGTCTTCAAGGTGTTCAAGTAGTCCTGGATGAATGCAAGCGTCCATGTATCGAGCTACCGATACGCCGCAGCAGGTGAACCAGCGCATAGCCATCGGAAGGGAAATGGCTGCCAGACCTTGCTCCCAATTCGCTATCGTGCCACGATTCACGCCCATCCGTGCTGCCAATTTCTGCTGGCTCAAGCCGGAACGCATTCGAGCCATCTCTAATGCTTTGGCTGTTCTTACTAAATATTCATCCATAAATTCTCACCCTTTCAACAAAATCCGACAAAACTGCTGGATTCGACAAGCCAAAAAATGGAAAAAGCTGCTATGGAGAACCAACAGCAGCCTGTGTTATAACTGTACCATCGAAAAAAACAATCAAAACAGGAGGTAACAACATGATTATCATTGACGGAATGCCCGCATCTGAACCGAACGAAAACAAAACGCCGAAACCGTGGGAGGGTTAGTGTATGAATCAGATTGACACCATGCTCATTCCCTATGCCCGCCAGACCGCCTTAAAGCTGGTCTACAACCTTGCAAACAACGATGCTGATAAGTTTGCTTATGAAGAAGCAAAAAACGTTCTTGAACGCGCCATAGCCGCCTTGGACGATGGGCGCGACCCGGCAGATAACATCGAACGCATTGACGGACAGCTTGTAGAACTGTGAAAGGAGAAGAAGATGGACTTTACGAATGGATTCTATAAAGCCGAGAACCCTGTCGTTCTTGAAGAAGTGAGAGCTTTCCTCCAATCAATGGAACGGCGCGGAGCAACTGTAAAAGACTTGGACGATGCCATTGTGCAGCTAAACAATGTTTCGCACAGCATCAGCACGAACGCTCTCGTCAAAGCAAATGTGCTGGACGATTTACCGGATAATCCTTTTCGTTCCATGCTCAACGGAATGTTACAAAGCAAAGGGTAACTTAAACTTAACGTGGTTCTTAATCATTGTCATTGCAATTTTTGGCTTTCCTGATGTGAAGTAATGGATGTGAAGAAAACGTTCGATTTTTACGAAGTTGTTAAAAATACATTGACTCGACAACTAGAAGATGTATAATCGTATCAAATGAACGTCCGTACTTACCGATCGAAAGGATATGCCACAATGAGTGAACAGGAAAGAGCCAAGATTGACCGATTTATTGCATGGCTGCTGGAACACCCTGAAAAGATTCAGGCAGCTAAAGAAATAATAACTAACGCATGACAAAACCCCTTGCGCATAAGGCTACCGAAAGCCCGGCGCAAGGGGTTTTATTTGTACCGGGTCAATCCTTACAGACTTTCATCAGTTTTAAGAACCGGCTAGAATCGGAATTTACAGTTTCGCTTCCGTGATGCCCATCTTCATACGTCACATAAAACGTGACGGTGGTTTTAGATTTTGCGGATGCTGCACCGTAAACAGCACCGGGCAATCCGGCAATTGAACTGCCAACAGCGGAACGGAGTGCGGCGCTTCCGGCCTTCTTGCTTTCACCAGAGCCTACAATCTTTGCGGACACAGGTGTTTCGTACATTTTTGTTTTGAGCTTTTCTCTTTCAAGAAACATATCGTATCCGCGTTTACCTTTTATCAACATCATAGCCCCAATGGCTGCAACGATTAAAAAGGCGGTTGAAGAATACACAAGGAAAATAAATGAAGCAGCCAAGAAAAGCGCGCCGAAGGCAAATGAAAACCTATCACCCATGTGAGAACTTTTGTCGTTCAGCAGTTCTTCTTTGCTAAATTTCTTTTTGCCCACGCCGTCACCTCACATAGTTCTGATAAGCTTCATCAAAGCTTCACGCTTTTCTTTCGGCATCTCTACTAGCTTCTGCTCAATCCATTTGATATCCGCGTCAACTTCGCTTTGCGGCTGCTGGGGCGGATTTTCTTTTTGACTTCCAGTCAGTTCTTCAACCGTAACGCCTAGCGCGTTGGCTACTGGCGAAAGCATTTCATCTGGAAAATCTCTGTCGGTAGTCAGCATTTGAGAGATATAACCTCTGCTTTTCCCTATTTCTCTGCACACAAAGGATATATTCACACCTTTGTCGGCAGCGATTTTCTTGGCTCGCTCCACATTGCGCATAGAAAAAGACCTCTCTTTTTGTGCAAATAGACAAATGTTTACAGAATTGAAAATTGACTATTGAAAAATAGCCACTTGGCTAGTATAATATGAAGCATAGGGCAAACAAAAACCAAGACCCCTGACAAATCTATCAGGAAGTCGCTAGAAAATGTTCACTTTGTACTTCGCAACTACATAGTAGCATATTTTCTAGTAAAATGCAAGCCCAGAAAGGAGAATGGCTAGTGAATCTTTCTAAAATCGACGAGTTTCGCAAGTTACATGGTCTGTCTCGTACTGACTTGGAAGTAGCCGCTGGTTTAAGCAACGGCGCACTGGGCAAGTGGGAACGCTCCGCAAATGGGCCGAGCATTCGACAGCTTGTGAAAGTCGCTGATTACTTCCGTGTGTCGGTAGACGCTTTGCTTGTGAGGGACAAGCAGTAAGTCATAAGAAAGGATTAAAAATGAACGACATTATTTTATCCATGCAAAATGGCGAGCCTGTGGTTTCCAGCCGTCAGATTGCAGAGAGCTTCGAGAAGCGTCATGACCATGTGATGCGTGACATCGAAGACATTATGAGGGGTCTCCCCAAAAATGGGGACACCCCCATGTTCTACAAGACCGAGTACGTCCATGAGCAGAACGGCCAGAGCTACCCCATGTATCTGATGAACCGTGACGGCTTTACACTGCTGGCGATGGGCTTCAATGGAAAGGCCGCTCTTGAGTGGAAGCTCAAGTACATTGCAGCGTTCAACGAGATGGAAAAGAAGCTGACTGAACAGCCGCAGCTTACCCGCTCGCAGCTTCTCGCAACTGCACTGATCGCAGCGCATGAGGAGCTGGAAGAGAAAGACAAGCAGATTGCAGAACTTACGCCGAAGGGCGTTTTTGCTGACGCGGTGAGCGCAAGCAGCCAGAGCATTCTTGTTGGTGAGCTTGCAAAGTTGCTTTCGCAAAATGGCATCAACATCGGTCAGAACCGCTTATTCGCATGGCTGCGTGAGAACGGGTACTTGATTAAAGACAGGAAGCGGACAGACTACAATATGCCGACCCAGAAGTCTATGGAGCTTCACTTGTTTGAAATCAAGGAAACGTCCATTGCACATTCCGATGGGCACACTTCCATTAATAAGACCCCGAAGGTGACGGGTATCGGTCAGGTCTATTTCGTTAATCTCTTCTTAAAGACGGAGAAGAATAAGAGAGTGGAGGGCTGAACATGGAACAGATTATTACCTTAAAGGTAGACCTTGAGTACCCGGACGAAGCGCACCACGCTATTGACGAAGCGACAAAGGCCTACGAGGAAAGCAAAAAGTGCTGGGATGCCTTTGAAATCAACGAAGCCAAAAGCAGAGCACGAGACATTTTGTACAATTTGTGCAATGAAGGCTACAGTATGATATGGACGGTCACGGATGGCGCTGTCGGACTGACGATCTGGAAAAGCTTTAAGGAGCCTTGTGTCGGCCAGTGCTATATGCCAAAAGAAAGCCTGTTTGACATCTGGGTCGAAAAGCTAGTTGCGCTGTGCATTGCCACAGGCAAGGAAGTCCCGAAGTTCATCACAGATAAGGCTGGTGAGTGCTGGTGATGAACTTTTACAAAGCACAAAGTCGCAAGCGGCGGCTAAAGCTGGCGATGGCAGCGGGCGTGTCCCGGAACGATGCCAACAGGGTGCTGTGGATGGAGAAATCCATCAACCAGTGTTTTGAACGGCACAATAGGGAAGCCAGACTGAAAGAGGAGATGCAGCGTGGAAGAAAAGTACTGTGAGCGCTGCGGCCTGTATCTTGGCGTGGTCAGACCGACAAGAAAGTACTGTTCAGAATGCAAGCGCAAGGTTGACAAAGAGCGTGACAGGAAGCACAGGAAGGTTGGAATTACATTCAAGCCCCGTAAGGCGTTCTGCGCATACTGCGGAAAGCCGATGCTGAAAAAAGTAGCATCGCAGAAGTATCACAATGGATGCGCCAAGAAAGCTTACAACGCAAAGGCGAACTTGAATGCAAAGGCAACGTACAAGGTTAAACAGCAAGAAAAGAAGAAGCTGGAAAAGAAGTTTCCATCCATCGGAGAAGTACAAGCCCTTGCGGACAAGCTTGGCAAGCACTACGGCGAAGTTTCGCAGATGCTTGCAACAGGGGAGCTGACCTTATGAACGGTAAATACTACGGTAAGCGGGAAATCCGCTGGCACAGCCGGGAGAAAGACCGGCTGGAACGCATCAATAAAGAAAGAGTGAGCAAAAATGAAAAAAATCAAAGTAAGAATCACATTCATCGAAGCGGTTCTCGGCACTTGGCCTAGCAACCAGAACATCGCCAGAGAGTTCATCGCCAGCAAGTCACCTGACGCAAACACTATCGAGGACGAAGTGGCCGCTCTGGGAGCAGACGCCGTAGCTGACAAGGGCATGACCGTGTTTCCTCGCAATGAGAACGGCGAGCCTATCTTGTATGATTACCAGATTAAGGGCTTCTTCAAGGATTCTTGCGGTATGCTGGGTCGTATCGGCGGCAAGACCGAAACTGGCAAAAAGAAAGCTGTGAACGAAAGCGGCAAGCTGACGGCTTACAAAAAGGTCATTGATGGTCTGATTTTCATTCAGCCCCGCATGATTCCCATTCATGTAAACGGGGAGATTACCGAGTGCCAGCGCCCGCTGCGTGCACAGACGGCGCAGGGTGAGCGTGTAAGCCTTGCTAACAGTGAGCAGATTCCTGCTGATTCTACCTGTGAGTTTGAAGTCGTTCTTCTGGACGATTCTCACGAGAAGGTCGTGCGTGAGTGGCTGGACTACGGCGTTCTGCGTGGCATCGGCCAGTGGCGTAACTCTGGCAAGGGGCGCTTCAACTACGAGATTCTCGGCTAACTGCTATGGCAAGACCCCGCTGTGATTTGTTCCGCAAAGGCAAAGCAACGGTTTGAGGTGACTGGCAATGGCAGGGCGTGGTTTCGAGCCGCGTGGTAAAGGCAATGCAAAGGATTGAACAGATACGCAATGGAATTGCATAGACACGACATGATTTGCCCTGCAACGGCATAGTTCGGAATTGCTGATAATAGCATGGCTATGGCATTGCCGCGAGACGCAGCGCAAAGGCGTTGAGAAATAGCGCATCGCTAAGGCTAGGAAATGCAAGGCGTAGAATTGATAAGCGAAAGAAAGGCAGCGCAGAACATAGCGAAGGAATTGCATAGACCATACGTGCTGGGCAAAGGAATTGCGTAGATAGGTGCTGCAGCGGCAAAGCATGGCATAGACGTGTTCTGCAATGGCGAAAAATAAACGAAAGGGGATAGAAATGAAAGCACTTATAGAAATTATTCTGATGTGGAGCGCTGCTCTTGCAGTAGTGTTGGCAGCATTCCTTTTGAACCTGTGGCTTGTACATCTTGTTGAACTACTGGTCGGCGCAAAAGGAACATGGGGAATCATCGTAGTGGCTGCCGTAATGGCAACTGGCTGGATTTTAAGTTTTGGAAGCAAAAAGGAGAACCAATGAAAACTTTGAAAGGAATGGCGCTGTCCATGCTTGGTCTGGTCGCGGCTATCGCAGCAGTCGGGTGTGGTGATGCGATTCAAGGATGCCAGACCACAGCACAGATGCTTGCCTGGGTAATCGTGTCGTGCGGTTTGCTTGCAACAGCTATTGTCCTGTGCGCACTGGCAGTCAGCGCTGAGGAAGACGAACGTAGCGAGCAAGAATGCCGCAAAATCAAGCGGGTTGCCCACCACACCAGCGAGTGGAGGGATGCACGATGAAATGCCCGATGTGCGGTAGTGACAACATTACAACGGTTGACAGCCGGTCTGACCACGATAGCATCGTTCGCCGCAAGAAGTGTCTTGTCTGTAACCATCGGTGGTCTACTATCGAAATTGACAAAGACCAGTGGTACAGTGCATTGCAAATCAAAGAGGAACGTAAGAGAGGGAGACCAAAAGATGATTAACCTTGACAGATTTGGTGGCGTGACCGAGCCGGACGACGGTGTGTATTTCCTAACCCGTGAGCAGGAAGCAGAAATCAAAGAAGCTGACCGGCTTGCTGAGATTGAGGACTTGCAGTCTGAAATTAAAGATAGGGAAGCGGAGTTGAAAGACCTCCGCGCACAGTTGGCAGAGCTGATGGCTGGTTGATTTCTGTACAGCCGTATTAAGCCAAAGTAAGAACAATGAAGCCTAATGAAGCCGAAGAAAGGAGGGTGATTCCATGACCGATAAGGAACTTATCGAGTATCTTTGCAAATGGTTTTACGTTGATTCTGACGGTACGTTGCACAGAAAAGACAGGAAAAACAGCGCAGGAAGCTACGATAAAGACGGTTATTTGATTGTGAAAATCAAAGGAAAGCAATACAAAGCACACCGCCTTGTGTACGCACTTCATTATGGGCTAATGCCTATTGGAGTGATCGATCATATCAATGGAATCAGGACAGACAACAGGATTGAAAATCTTCGCTGCGTAACCCAAGCTGATAATGTTGCAAATACTGTTCAGTCCAGAAACGCTTTAACTGGCGAGTATGGAATCTACGAAGACCGTTCAACGAAAGGTTTGAAACGCAGATATTCGTTCCACTTTAGCGGCAAAACATACCGATTCAAAACCATAGAAGAAGCCAAGAAAGCAAAAGATGCTTTATGGAAGGAGAAATATGGAAACACTTGTGAAGCTTTCCAAAATTCAAGGCGAGCTGAAAGCTCCAAAAAGCCAGCGTAATTCTTTTGGTAAGTACAATTACCGCAGTTGCGAAGACATTCTGGAAGCAGTAAAACCGCTCCTCGCAAAATATGGAGCGTGCCTTGTACTTGAAGACGAGCCCGTACAAAGCGGCGAATATCACTACATTAAAGCGACTGCAACAATCTACGATTCAGAGAGCGGAGACAAAATTTCAAACACCGCATACGCTAGAGAACCTAAGCAGCAGTCTGGTATGTCGGATTCCCAACTTACCGGCACTGCAAGTAGCTACGCCAGAAAGTACGCTCTGAACGGTTTGTTCTGCATTGACGATACGAAGGATGCTGACACGGACGAGTATCAAAAACAGACCGCAAGCAGGGCAAACAAGCCTGCGCAGAAGCAAATGGAAACAGAAACCATCCCCCCATGCGCTTGCTGCGGAAAGAAGTTGCAGCCTATTCAGTACAACAACCGCACCGTCACTCCGCTGGAAACTGCAAGAAGCACAAAGAAACGATTTGGGCGCGTCCTGTGTTGGGACTGTGCTCAGAAACAGCCGAAGGAGGGCTAAATAATGCTCAACTCTATTGCAATTCAGGGTCGCCTGGTTCACACGCCAGAAGCTAAGGTCACGAAGTCCGGCAAGGATGTTTGCACGTTCAGCATTGCTTGCGACCGTCAGAGCTGCGGTCAGAAGGAAACCGACTTCTTCAACTGCACTGCATTTGGTAATACGGCACTGTTCGTTTCCAAGTGGTTCCAGAAGGGCAGCCTGATTCTGGTGACTGGTAGCATCCAGACCCGGAAGTATACCGACAAGCAGGGAAACAACCGCACCGCAACGGAAATCATGGCGAACAAGGTTGACTTCTGCGGTGGCAAATCGGACAGCAAGCCCGCTGATCGGGCGCAGGATGCACCACAGAACTGCTCTCAGGGCAACACGGACGACTTCTCTGTGATTGACGACAGTTCTGATCTCCCTTTTAACTAACGGTTACGCTACCGGGACAAAAGGCGAACCGCCTACCTTATATAAGAGCTGCGCTATCTGGCTGGACGGGCGTTTGGAAAGATGAAAGTTTTAGTCGCCTGCGAGGAATCACAGGAAGTCTGTAAAGCGTTCCGGGCAAAAGGTCACGAAGCTTACTCATGCGACATCCAGAAACCGTCCGGCGGTCATCCTGAGTGGCATATTCTTGGAGATGCGATCAAGGCTGTTAGGGGGGGGCAAGTCGTGACGATGGACGGCGTAACGCATGACGTTGGCAAGTGGGACTTGCTCATTGCACACCCGCCCTGTACACACTTGGCTGTTTCTGGCGCGCGGTGGTTCACGGAAGGAAGAAAGCCTCTTAGCTTGCGCTTTGAAGCAGCTGCGTTTTTTATGAAGTTTGCGGAAGCAGATATTCTGCGAATTGCCATTGAAAACCCGGTGTGTGTAATGTCTACGTTATATAGAAAGCCGGACCAGATTATCAATCCCTGGCAATTTGGGCACCCGGAGCAAAAAAAGACCTGCTTGTGGTTAAAAAATCTTCCCAGGCTAACCGAAACTGACAATGTATATGAAGACATGATGTCTCTTCCAGTTAAAGAAAGAACCAGGATATGGCAGCTTGGAAGTGGCCATGCAAAAGAACGAAGTAAAACTTATCCAGGCATTGCAAAAGCAATGGCTGAACAGTGGGGTTGATAGAATGATTACTTGTTGTCTCAACTGCACATCGCGCCACCAAGCTTGCCACGACACTTGCGAGAAGTACAAGGCAGAGAAGAAAGACTTTGAGGAGCGCAAGGCATTCGTGTATGAGCTGAACCACAGCCAGAGCGTGTACCACCGTGATTATGAGGATAAGCACCGGGAACGTGGCAAGAAACGGTTTCTCGGAAGTGAATTTAGAGGTGAACGAGGATGAGAAATCCATCGAAGAAAACGATGAAGCACATCGCTTCTGTTTTGAACAGCCATTGCAGATTTGATTCAAATAAACAGATTTTGGTTCCGTTTGAAAGTAGTCCGCTTTCTTGCATTTGGTATGGGTTCAAACCACATAGCGGTAAGAAGATGGTCGGCTATATCCTGAAAGACGGTTACAAGTATCCGTGCGAAAAATCTATTATCCGAAACGGATTGATGGTGGAAATTAAATACCCGGAACAGATTTTTGCGCCCAGAGCATCATCCCTTGAGCTGGCAAAACAGATGACAGAAAGAATGATTAAGAGAGGAATGCTTTATGTTTATCCATACACATGGAGAAGAAAACGATGGACGGGTTGATTTATGAACACCGGCAAACAGTTTGAAGCAGACTTCAAGGCATCCGTCCCATCCGATGCGTGGTGCTACCGCCTGAAAGACAGTGCTGCCACCTACTACGGCGGAAATGAGAACCTGTCTTTTTCCATCGACAACATCTGCGACTTCCTTGTGTACCGATACCCGATGAACCACCTGTTTGAGCTGAAAACCATCGAAACGCCCTCTATCCCTCTGGAAAAGGTGCTCGGCAAGTACGACAAGGCAAAGTGCAAATACCGCAAGGAAAAGCACATCACTGATATGGTGGATGCAATGGGGTACAGCGGTCAGACCGCCCATGTGATAGTCAATTACAGGGCGGTCAACCGCACCTTTGCAATCCCTGCCAGCAAGGTTCTAGCGTTCCGTTACAACGAACGCCGCAAGAGTATCCCTTGGCAGTGGGCAGAGCAAGAGGGGATAGAGGTCAAAGCAAAAAGGCTGCGTGTCCATTGGCGGTATGACGTGGATGGGCTGCTAAAGAGATTGGAGAAAGAACATGAAAAAATGGACTAAAGAACTTCTGGAAGAAAGTGGCTATGAAATCAAAAACGCGCAAATTGAAAGCGTTCGACTTACTATGGCAGACCACGGAGTTTTAACTTCAGATTTGGTGCTTAATGGTCATGGATGGGGCGTTTGCTATGGTGGGTATGTTCTCGGCAAGGGGCATCTTGGAAGCAAAGACTTTGAGGGATACGGCTCTGGCATGGAAGCGATTATGCGAATCATGGACACGGTTGGCGTTGAGGAATACGGTCAAATGAAAGGCAAGTATGTTCGCGTCGCTACAAAAGGTCTTGGAAGTTCTGTGAAAATCATCGGAAACATTTTGGATGATAAGTGGTTTGACTACGAATCTTTCTTTGCAGATAAAAAGGATGAAGAAAATGATGATGGTATGTGATAAGTGCGGAGAAGCGTTTCTGCTTTCCAACGATGTGAAATACATGACACCATTTGATGACGAACTTGACCAATTTGAAAGCAATTCTATTGTAAAATGCCTTGCTGGCGATGATAAAGGGATTTACTCGATAAGAGATGAAACCGTTGTCCTTTGCCCCTCTTGCATGGCAAAGCTGAACGACTGGCTGAAAGGAGAAAAAAGTGAGTAAGAAAGTTTCAGACATCCTGCCCAAGACGGAAATCTTGGCACAGTTGGCAGAAGAAGCATCCGAATTGGCACAGGCTGCGTTGAAGCTGCGCCGTGCGCTGGACGGTACGAACCCGACACCGAAGAGCGTTGCAGAGTGCGAAGCAAATCTGATGGAAGAATTTGCGGACATAAGTAACGTAGTCACTGCTTTATGCGATGCTTGGTTTGGAGATAGCCTCGATTCAGAATGCGAATTTTGGGACGCAAAGCTTGAAATTAAGGACGCTAAATACAAACGCTGGCTCTCTCGCCTTGAAGCAAAGGAGAATAAAAATGGCTGAATATCATGTTGGCTGCGGGATGTTTGGCATTTATGCAGGAACTGTAAAAGCAAACGGAAAAGAGTGGAAAGATAAAACTCGTGTTACGGATGAAGCAGTAGAAGCGGTTCGAGACTGGCTTGTTTCTAAGGCAGAAGAAGAAAAACAAGGCTTTTATGGTTACGCTTGGGATACCAAAGACGGAAAGACTGTGATCCTGAAAGTCACCATTAAAAACAAGGAGCAGCCGGATGAATAAATTTGGAAACTGCCCCCTGTGCGGAAAGCAGGAAGAGCTGAGAGAAAGGTGGAACTAACAATGTTTGAATTTGCAACTCGCTGACTGGTCTGCCTAGTCCTGCTGGCGGTAGTAGTTCAGTCCGAAAGGACAATCAAAGACATGACAGACGACCAGTTTGAAGAACGGCAGGCAATGTTCGTCTGGCTGTTCATCAACGTGTGTCTGGCCGTTTGTACGGTTGTTGTGATGGGGCGGAAATGATGATTTATGAAATCAACATGGTAGGGCGTGAAAGGCTGGCTTTTCTGTATGGTCTTTATAGCGGCTGTGCGGAATCCGAAGCTGAGCTTAATACCAAAGGCATTTATCAGAAAATTGCTTCCGAGTTAGCTTGGTGTTTGGGATTTAACGAGAACGACAGCAAATGTTATGAGATGAACGGGGAATAACCAATGGACAACGAACTTTACTGCCCGATGAAGATGACCAGCAATCCGCTTGGGCGTTGCGTATGCGAGAAAGAAAAGTGCGCTTGGTGGAATCAGTGGGATTGCCGCTGTGTAGTCTGGATAATTGCACAGAAGCTGGGCGTAATCGGAATGAAGATGAAGAGGTGAGAGCATGATTATGAATGAATGGATTAGCGTACATGACCGATTGCCAGAAATTGGGGTTAGGGTTCTCGTCTTCGAAAAGAACACGGTAAACGAGAACATGGTTTTTACAAATGCAGAAAACGTTGAAGTGTGCAGAAGAGCTTTTATGTGCACCAGTGGATGGGTAGATGATGCCGGATTTGCGTTGGACGATAGACCGTATAACGTAGAAATTACACACTGGACACCATTGCCTTGTGCTCCGGGCAAGGAGTAAGAATGAAAGACTGGATTGCGATTGATAGCAGAACGCCAGAAAAATCTGGCGCATATTTAGTTGTCGTTCAAGGACTTTCTGTTAGATTTGCTGATAGGGCGTTTTACGATGTAGAAACAAACATTTGGAAACGCCGCTCTTATTTATCGTCAAAAACATGGAGCGTTACGCATTGGATGCCCCTTCCTGAACTGCCAAAGGAGGTCTGATACATGGCAACACCCCCGAAGCGTGGTCGTGGCAGACCGCCGCTGACCGAAGCTGAAAAGAAAAAGCGTGAGAAACGGGCGCAAAAGGCGAAAGAAGAAGCTGCTGCGAAGCGTGAGAAAGAGCGTGAAAAGAAGAAGCAACAGATGCTTAATAAGCGGAAATCTATCCGCTCACAGGTGAGTAAAAAGGTGAAGGAACAGCAAGAGCTAGCTATCGAGAAGTCGAAGATGATGAACACAGGCGATTTGCAGTCGAGAATCGGTGATGAAGAGGACAAGAAGGTCATCGGCATGATTGCGGCCAAGTATTTTGGCGACCTTCCGAGCGTGGATATGAACAACCCAATTGAAGTGCAGCAACGCCTTGACTTCTTCTTTGACGCTTGTATCGAAGCCAGAATCTCCCCTGTGGTCGAATGGATTGCACTGGTGCTGGGCATCGAATGGGTGAGCCTGAAGCAGATTATGGCGGGCAAACGCCGTGACGACAGCTTACAGCAGAAGTACATCTTGAAGCTGATTCTGCAAATGCAATCCATGTGGGCATACAACGGTATGTACGGTCAGGAGAACCCGGCAGAGTGGATTTTCCGAGCCAAGAACTATTTTGGTATGCGTGACAACGTGGAAGTCACCGTTGCTCCTCCTGAACAACCGTTGGGCGATGCCCAGAGCGCAGAACAGCTTGCCCAGAAATACCAGACGGCTTTGCCTAAGGGGATTGACGTGGAGTACAAAGAGGTGACAGACGATGCAAACTGACAGAGGAATCTACCATAAGCGAGTATGTGACCGCTGCGGAGCAGTTCTTGGTGGTAGAATGATGAACCCTGAAGAATACTTCAAGGACTGGGCGTGGCGCAGGGACACAGGCGACCTGTGCCCGGAGTGCTATGCAGAGTATAAGCGAGTGATCGGGCGGTTCAACAGGGGAAAGAGAGGGCAAAGAAGATGAAAAAGTGTGCTCTTTACAGATGCAAGCAGTGCTTTGCAACCATGGCGGACGAAGGCGATGTCAGAATCAACAAAGACATTGTTGATTGGATGTTTGAAAACGAAATGGAAGAAAGCAAAATTGGATTTATCGCAAAATTCAAAATAAGCGATAAAGTCCTCATTCATCGTTGCGACAATAACACTGTTGGCTTATGCGAGTTTATCGGATGGAAGGAGATAGAGGAATGAGCTTCTACTGCACCACCGAACATTGCTCTTGCATAGGCATCAAGCAGTTCTCTGCTGGCAAAGCTATCCGATGCACAGCAGAATCCTGCAAGAACAAATCTGAACCGTCCTGTGGCTCTTGTAAATGGTACGCAGAGCCGGAGGACGTATGTGTAAACGACCAGTCAGAACACGTTGCAGACTTCGTGTGGGACGAACGTGGATGCAAGGAATGGGAGAAGAAAGATGAGCGAAAGTAATGTAATCAGGCTGGGCAACGGCATTCTACTGGACAGAAAAGGGAAACTTTTATGCCAAACTGTGTACAAGTCCTGCTCAAACTGTAAATGGCACGACAGATGCTCGTGAGTCTGTTATAACGGTCTGTCTGAGTACCGGGCTGATTTTACAGACCCGGACGATGTGTGCAAGGAATGGGAGATGAGAAAATGAGCTACGATATTTATCTATGCGACCATGTAACGCATAAACCGCTCAAAGCGGATAGTACGCATTTTATCGCTGGTGGTATGCGCGCTATGGGTGGTACGAAAGAACTGTGGCTCAACGTCACCTATAATTACGGTCACTTCTATTATCGACCGGAAGTGTTTGGTGAGGGCGGCATCCGTTCCATCTATGGCAAAACAGGCGCAGAAAGCATCCCGATGCTTGAAAAAGCTATTTCTGCACTAGGTGACGATGTGGACGACAGCGACTACTGGAACGCCACGGAGGGCAATGCCAAACGTGCGCTATACGGTTTGCTGGCGTTTGCAAAGATGCGTCCTGACGGCGTATGGGACGGAGATTGAGGGGAGAAAAGTCAATGCCGATATATGAAGTCGCTTTAGGCGTTGTTTTGACAACGATGGTGGGTATGTTGTTTGTGTCTCCCATTTATCTGTTTGAACGATATATCCTTTGGGACACTTTGGATGAATATATTGACAGCACCGTTATCAAGGTTGTTGCTTGTGCGGTTATCAATGTCGCTATTTTCTTAATTGGATATGTAATCGTTCTTGCTACTGCGGGGTATAAAAATGGCTAACACACTTTGGCATCCGGCAAGCGAACCGCCACGAGAACGGACGCAGCCTTTGTTGCTTGCGACTAAAACGATGTGGCGTGATAAAGATGGAAAAATGTTGCAAGGATTCTCGCCGACAGCGTACTTCCTTGGCTGTTACGCAGACGGTCAGTTCTGGGATGAGATAGGCGAGAGACTGCCGAAAGATGTGACAGTGACGCATTGGATGGCGTTTCCGATGGTGTAGGAGGGCTAAACATGACGAACAAGAAGTTTGGCATCATCATTATGGACTTGAGCCTTTTCGACTTTGGGCCGAAGCCGCCTTGCGGGTACATCAAGGCAAAACATATCCGCCCATCGTACGGCAAAGGCACAAGGCCTGTAAAGGCGCATAAGCGAATCACGAGAACGAGAGAGGGGTTTAGAAAATGAAGAACTTATCAAAGAAGCATCTGAAACAGATTTATAGGCGAAAAATGAGCAATAAGCTTTATTTACTTATCCCAGCGGCATTCTTTCGTGTAGCACCGAACAACAGGAAAGACCATGATAAGATGGTGGCTTGGCATCGGAGTATGCGTACGAACATTCGCTACATGATTCCGGGTGAGAAAATCAAGAAAAGGAGCAAGAGAACATAAACATGGACGAAAAGGGTAAAAAAATGGAAGAACTTAAAAGATGCCCGTTCTGCGGTGCGGAACCACCGACTGTAAAAGTTCTTCATCCACTTGACATTAACATGGCTAGTTGGGTAGTCTGCGGAAAATGCGGGGTAAGCACTTCTGCAACATTTGGAAAGGAAAAAGCCATCGAAGCATGGAACAAACGCTACAAAGAGGACTGAATATGGAGCAGGAACACAAGCCGAGAACATCAATGATTCTTCTGTTGGAACACGTTCACGCGATGGATGAACTGACAAACGAGGAATTTGGAGCATTCGTCCGCAATTATGCACAGTATGTTGAGACTGGACTTGAGCCAGCATACGACAACGATCGTGCTATGCGGATGCTCTGGAAAGTTGTTAAGGCGTTTGATGATAAGAAAAGACAGGAGCGGATTGAGAAAAACAGACGAAGTGCAAATAAGCGTTGGAACGGTGAAAAATGCAAATGCATACAAACGCATACCAATGATGCAAACGCATACGATGGTATGCAAAATATGCAAATGAATGCAAACGATGCCTTATCTGTATCTGAATCTGATAAAAAAGAAAAATGTGAAAAGAAAAATACCAGCGAAGTCAAACGCTTCAAGGCACCGACTATCGAGCAAGCCAAAGAATACTTTGCCGATAAGGGCTACATGGAATCAGAAGCGGAGCGGTTTGTTGACCACTTTACGGCAAATGGATGGAAGGTCGGCAAGTCGCCTATGAAGGACTGGAAAGCTGCTGCACGGAACTGGATGCGTAACGTGAAGGACTGGAACGGTGGCTACCAGCAGATAATGGCTGAATTGCCTGACGAGGGAGATTTTCTGCGGTGAATATTGAAAATCAGACCCAGTACATCCTGCTGGGGGCAGTCCTTACGTTCTCGGAATACGCCGATGTGCTGCAAGACCTTAAAATCGACGATTTCTGCCCTGAACTGCGTGATACATTCGCCGCAATTCGTGGATATTGGGAACACAACGACAAGTGGAACCCGGTAGAAGTCATGGGACGGTACGATAACTGCAAGAAAGCAATGGGTGAATGCCTGGATGCCTTTGGTGCAGAGTTCATCCGCAACGTAACCCATGACATGATGCTTGGATGGGCGAGAATCGTTAAGGAACAGGCAGCATTGTCAAGAGCCAGAGAGCTTGCGTTCAAAATCGTTGATAGTTCGACCAGATACGCAGACCTGACAGGCATCTATGAGCAGCTAGGCGAAGCTATCAATCTGCACAACGAGAGAAGTGATTTCATCCCGATGTGCGACGGCATAGACAACTACATCCGCAAGCTAGATGATAAGCCGGAGTATATCAGCACAGGGCTTAGAGTGTTGGATAACAACTTGCATCTTGTGCCGGGCAACTTCGTTGTAATCGGCGGCAGACCGTCTGCTGGTAAAACAGCACTATCCCTGCAACTTGCCTGTGAAATAGCCAAGAACGGACGTAAGGTGGTGTATTTCAGCCTAGAGACAGACCCAGACACGCTCTACGCTCGTATTATCGCAAACCAGCTAGGCGTACCGCTGCACACAGTCAAAAACAAAACCGTCAGCATTGACGAGCTTGACCGGCTGGCAGCCATCAAGAAATATCCGCTGTTCGTGCGCTCTGCCGCTGGTAAGGGCGTTGGGTGGATTAGAACGCAGTCCATCAGAATGCAAGCCAAAGTGGTTTTCATCGACTATTTACAGCTTATCCATCAAGCCGGAGCGAAAGACCGATACAGTGCCGTCACGGAGATCAGCATGGCACTGCATGAGTTCGCACAGTCCACAGGAACGCTGGTGGTCGCTCTTGCACAGCTCAATCGAGAGACCGCAAGAGCAGGCATCCCACCGACTGCCGCAGACCTACGAGAGAGCGGACAGATTGAGCAGGACGCAGATGCAATCATCCTGTTGGCACAGAACGTGACAACAAAAAAGCGGCCAGAGAAGCACTATCACTTTGCGCTTGAGAAAAACAAAGAGGGCAACGTGGGGTCACTAGACATCACGTTCCAGATGGAAACACAGCAGTTCAAAGAATGCGTGTGGATGTAACATCGTTTATGCGCTCGTATCGTCACAGTAGAATAGGCAAGAAAAACAGATAACAGGGTCTGGGCGATAAAGTTACCGTCTGAACCTCATAAATATTTTTCATCAATTAACAAACGGAGGAAAACGACTATGAAAAAGATTTTGACCGTATGTGTATCCGCTCTGGCGGGCATTATGCTGATGACTGGATGCAACAAACAGGTGGTAGACTTGACGTATAGCTACTCATGGGCACAGCTGAAAATGCCTGACGGAACGATTGTCGAGGGCAAGCTGAATAGTTGGGACGATTACGAGGGCGACCAGCTGCAAGTGAAGATTGACGGTGTGACCTATCTGGTTCATTCGTCCAACGTGGTCTTGAGACATTGAAAGCGAATACAGAATCTGAGCGCATGGGCTGTCAGCAATGGCAGCCTTTTATTTTTAACTCCACGAGAAAGCCTGTTTTAAGGCGTTTTAGATGCTACGCGATAACTTTATCGACTTCATCACAAAAACGCTCCACAGACGCTCGTAGACGTCTCTCAGCTGATGCTGATGGTATATCTTGAACTAGGCTATGCAATTAGACCGATGTAGGAGCGGGCAGAACGGCTTTTCATGGTCAGACGTGAAAGTTATCGGGTCAATCACAAAAACGCGACAGACAGGCTCTTAGACGCCTTTCCATCGATGATAGCAGCCAGATGGGCGAATGCCAACGACTATTCGTCCAATCGCAGGGCAAAGTGAGACGAAAGCAAAAGATGACTGCGACTATCAGCAAAATGCGTTTGCATGCAAATGGATGCACATGATGCGTTTGCATTCAATCTTCCCCCCTTTCTTCCCCCTCTTTCCCCTACAACCCCTATTACCCCCTATAATCCCCCTAACTCCCCCCTCAAACAAATAAATTGTTTGAGGCCCCCACGCCAAAATGGTGCGACAACTGCGACAACTGAAAACGACAACCAGATGTTTTTGCAAAGGTTCTTTCCCCCTACAACCCTCTATCTCCAAAGCTACACCGTTAGCCAGCAGAGCAGACCGTAGGCAAGAGCTGGCGTGAGGTTCGGACTGGTGGATGGTCTACGACTATTCCACATGGAGAATTGACTTCATTTCGCAGTCGGCTTGATATGTAAAAATGTTGCATGACTGTATGAGCACTTGATTACAAATTGAAAGCAACTGACCAGTCGGATAGTTTTATTAAATAGTTAAAAGCATTGAGGTATTTTCGGAATTTGTAATCCTAGTTGATTGGTATGATATGATTGTAGTTGTCGGTAATTAAATCAGAGAAGAACGAGCCGAATCGGATGATACGACTATTCCAGCAGAATAATAGTTAAAAAAATTGAGCAATTGTCTGTGACTATTATAATAAGTACGATTGTTAAAGATTTTGAGGTAATGCGATTGGAATTAAAATTGACAGGTGTCTTGACACATATTGATTTTTGGGATGTCGGATGACTTAGCGACTATCGCACTTCTCTTTCTCTAAAAGGCGAACGACTATTTCACACAAAAAATACACGACTATTTGACGATGCTTCGCTAGAAAACGCTACGACTATCACTCTGCGACTATCAGTGAACTGCTCGTTACTATACGATATGTAGGACTTTCAAAAGCTGGTCGTCTGACGACTTTACGACTATTCCAGCCGAAACGCTACGACTATTGCTCGCCCTTATTAGCTATCGGGCGAAAGCCCGAAAAGAGATGCGGCGGCAGCCGCCAATGGTTCCGCGCCGCCGTGCCAGGAAGAAAGCACAATGCTAGGCTAATGCCAGGCTAATGCCGGGCGTGGGGAGCATCGAGACCCCGCCGGGTTAGCATGGTCTGCGATATGCTACACCGCTACGCCCTCATATACCTTATTATAATAGGCGGGCTGCGCTGGTCTGCACAGTGTCCGGGCGTGGCGGTAGTATCTGGTATCGGTGCAAGCCGTCCGGGCGCTGGTAGGCGCTCCAGCGTGGCGCAGGCGGTATTATAGCCGCTTGTATCGGTCTGGTATCTGTGGTGGTAGAATGGGACAAATCACAGGAAAAGCGCCTGTAAAGCCCCGTGCGCTGTTTTGCTGTGTTGGCTGTATAACTTGCATGGACGGGACAAAAGCCGCTGTAAACGCTTGTATTTTGCTGCATTGCAGCGGGACAAAATAAAAGCCCTGCACCCTCAGCAGATGCAAGGCAAAAGAAAAACCCCGCCAGCGTGGGCGGGGTTGCTTTACGGTGCAGCCTTGTCAGGTATAAAATGTTTGTTCTAAAGTATATACTTTTTGATAAATTTGGTTCAAGTTTTCGGATAAAAATTTATCTTTTGGGGTATATCCGCTTGCTGATTCTGACGCAATCGGAATAAAAAAACCGTTTTTACACGCTTGAGAATAACCGTATTCTGCGTTAGCTTCTCGTAATGCGTCTATAATTTTCACTTTGTATTTTTGCAGTTCCTCCAAACTTAAAAAATCAATATCAACAGAAAGCAACTTTTTTGCTGTGCTGTATGTCATTTTTTTTTACTCCTTTATTTGCTGGCCTTAAAAAGTGCGCTGAAAAACCAGAAGAAGAACAAGATACAAGATAATATCATTTTGAAAAAATCTCCTCTCTGATACTAAACGCCACGCCATAAAGTGCATGAAATTCGTGAGAAGATAAAAGCCCGGCGTTATACTTGTCTGTGATGTCACATTCAAGCCGCTGCACCTGAATGCTGTTGTGAGTTTTGGCGCAGTCGGCCAGCTCTAGCAAGATGTTGTCAAAAATAGTCCTCATTGTTACACCCCCCCTTATACCACACTAAAACGCTTGTATGTGGTGCGTTTGCTACACTCTGCGTATATATCCGGGTGCGCTGCCTGTAAAAGCTTGCTATCAAGTCGGACGCTCTGCACGTCCTTGTAAATGGCCTTTGCAGTGCCCTGCACCATTTCGGGCGCGCCGTGCATCATATCGATAATTTCAGCCTTTACGGCATCATTCATTGCTTCAAGCTCTTCAATCAACCGCTTGTTTTCGCGGTATGCGTTTACTTTTTCCTCGAATGTGGTCATTTTTTTCAGCCCTCCAAAATCCCTTTGTTCGTGAATAGCGTTCTAAGGTTGCGTTTTTCGTACTCTCTCCAATTCTCACCGATTGCAAGCGCTGAGTTTTGCGCCCAAAACGGGACGCCCGCCCGGTCGAGCTGATTAAACAAGAAATGAATGGTTTTATCTGCCTTTTCTAAAAAACCGATGTCGTCCGGGTCTTTTTCCCTGCAATATGAGATTTCAGCCATCCAATATGCAAGGGATTCTAACAGGCCATATGCCTTTTTATTTGCCGTGTATGTCATTTTTCAGCCCTCCATCAAACAAAAAACTTTGAATTTTCAAAAGTTATGTGTGCTTTGTCCTGAATTTTACCGAAAGATATGGCGTTAACCAGGCTGTCGGTATACTTATATACAATGGTTCGCCCTGGCTCGTCATCCAAGACAAAAACTGACCGATCCCAGGCAGGTGCCTGGCTGATTGATTGACCAGGCAGAAAGCGCCTGACATTTACATAGATGTATTTGCCATCAATCCAGGGAAACGCCTGGACAAGGCAGCCGGAATACCAGTTGTTAATCTCCATTTTGTGTGCCCTCCTTGTTAGCTGTTGAGAAATGCAATCATAACCAGCGCGCCGCTGATCATGCCGCCAACATACCAGAGGGCCGCCCACTGGGTAAAATCAAGAGTGATCATACTGTAAACCCTCCATTAGTCAAACTCCGGCATCGCCAGAATAATTTTTTTGCAACGCTCAACGCTCAAGCGGTACGGCTTGGAGCGGGTCAGGTTGTCCGCTACAATCTGGGTGTATACCATAAGCGGCAATTCAAAAAGCGCGGCACACTTGGGATACAGGCGCACGGCCTGATTTCTAATTTCGGCGTTTAGCTCGTCCGATCTGGTCATTTTATTACACCTCCACATTTTTGCCGTTGGGGTTAATCCAATCGTTTTTGATGTCGTACCGCTTGCAGTATCGATAAAGGTTAATCAGCTGCACAAAGTCGCCAGCGCTTATATATGCTTCGTTGTCCGGTGCATCGAGGGAACAAATAAGGGTCGTTCCGTTGTCCTCCCGCTGCACAAGCTCCAATTTTCTGCCGTTGTTCACCTCAAAAACAAGCTTGTTCATACGTTGCAAACCTCCCATTAAAACCAGTACAATAAATTCATATCGGTGCCCGGTTTGGTGATTTCTCGGATGCAAGGATACAAGCCATAGCTGTCGATTTGCAAACCGTATGTTGCAAGCTCTTTGTTGAGCTTTACGCACCGCTTTGCAAGCTGAGCCTGTCGGGTTTTGAGCCACTGAGAATTATAATAGCGGCTGTCGTTGTCAAGCTCCCACGCTCTTGCATCTGCAAGCCCCCAACGCTGCACGCTGTCAAGAAGCTTTCTTGCTTTTTCGTATGCCTCAGTGGGTACGCGGCCAGCGGCTTTATCTGCGGCGGTTGTCAGCGTGTCAAGCGTGGCAAGATCAAACGCGGCGCGGGCTCTGTTGTACCATACACACGCGCGATGGCTGCGGCCTTCATAATCACCCGGAATGGGGCGGGCGGTATAGTCGATCTCTTTATTGTTCATCATGGCTTTGTCCTCCTGTTTTGTGGTGGTATTTGGTAGGCGTTACGCTTTCTTGCGTCTGATTATATTATACGCTTTCTTGCGTAAATGTCAATAGGTATTTACGCTTTTTTGCGTATTTATTTTTTAAGTTTTGGCTTGTCCGCTTTTGCACAGTTTCGGACACACTGCCCGCCTTCCAGCGCCGCCGCCGTCCCGATCGCCCAGCGTGTCCAGCGTCTGGGCGTGTGTGCCTTGCCTTGCGTGGTCTGCCTTGCTGCCTGTGATGTGTAGGCCGTCCGGGTGCGCCGGGGCTGGTGTCTCCACCGGCGGGGTATATAGGGAGCGCCGGGGGTGGGGCGGGTCGATAGTCTCCGTAGAAAAAAATCAAAAAAGGCGTTTTTATTAAAGTGGTGGCGATTCACCACCCCCTCTTTCCTGCGCAAATCACCCCTACCCCCTATTGTCAATCTCAAAAATTCCGCTGCAAAAACAAAAAGACCCCTACAAAGGGTCTGTGTTCTGTGCTATACTTGCCTTACAAGCCTTGAAAGGGAGGAATCTGTAAAATGAAAAAGCCGATTTATAAACGCTGGTGGTTCATTCTGCTGGCTATCTTCGTATTCCTTGCATATCTTGGAAGTTCAACAAGTAGTTCTAGCAGCGTAAAGGAAGGATTTGAGGAAGGCTACAAGGACGCAACGTCATCGTCTAGCAAAGCAACCTCTGAATCCGTTTCGTCCGCTGCTACGGTATCTGATTCGTCCGTAGCCGATGAAAGCAAAGCAATGAAGTCCTTCTTGAAGCGGAATAAAGAAGTGAACGAAACCTTTGCAAAGAACCTTGCGGATGCACTGGATTCGACTGGTCTCGGCTATACGCTGGATGATATAAACTGGCTTGAACAGACGGATGATTGGGCTGCTGGTAAGCGTTATAATGCTCAAGTCGATATGAAGGATTACATTCAGATTGCCACGATCGGCGATGAAATTTACTCCATTAAAAATACTCAGAACAACGAAATTGACGATTTCATCTATAAGAACGAGAGTTTGAGCCCTGACGCTGGAGACGTTTCCGATGGTTCTATCCTGCTGACAGACGGTGAACTTGGTGATTATGGGAAAGAAGCAACCACAAAAAGCGGCTATAAGTATATTCGATACACCATCCCTGCTGGAAACTATACAGTCGAGAACAAAGCAAAACAGTCTATGGTTTTTGTTGTATCGGATTCTAACTCCGATGATGTAAGCGCAACGCTTCAATTAAATAGTGCCGGAGAAAAAGGCAGTTTGACCATTAAGAGCGGTTATCACATTGAATTGTCCATGTACTCACAGGTTATCTTAACTCCTGCTAAATAACGCAAAAAGCCAGCGGCTAGATGTTCTCTAACCACTGGCTTTTCTTATAGGCTGTTTACTTTTTCAATGCACTGGTCACGTTCGGCATCGGCATCCAATAGTTAATGTCACGCATGACAATCTTGCCGTTGTCGCACAGGTACGGTCTCAAATCGCCGTATTCGTCTGCTTCGTAGGAGAGATAGCCACACGCAACCTCTTTGCCGTTGCAAGCGATCACTCGCCCATTGTAGGTTTCTCCAACGTCAGGCGTTCTCCAAAGCCACTCCATGTTTTCCAGAGTGTCGCTAATGTATTCGTCAAGGTTTTCGTACTTATCGCCGTTAACCATATCCATTCTCCTTTCACATGGGCATCTGGGTCTGGCCGTTCGTGACCTGAACCAACATAACAGAGTTTGCGCACGGTCTCCACTTCTTGATGTACTCGACAGCTTCATCAAACCGCTTCTTCGGCACGTTGTTTCTGCTGTTCACGTTGAACCAGTCCTGAATGTCCCGGTTGCATTCCATGAACAATTTCTGAGAAACGCTACGGCTCTTGTAGGCCGGGCTGTCCATGCCGCCAAGAGCGTTGATGACCACCGTGTTCACGACACGTTTCAACACACGCTGCTGGTTGTAGTCGATGGTCATGGTGTTCTCAAGAGCGGAAATGCGCTGCTCCTGCTTCATGGTGCGCTGGTCAATCACAAGGATTGCTTGCAGTTCCTTAGAAAGCCCTGCAAACTGGTTGACGGCTACGTTCTTCTCAAGGTCAATCAGCTTTTGGCGAATCTCCATGCCCTGCGGTGTCCGCTGAATCATTGCAATGTGCTTGGCCATGTCCAGAGTGAGGATGTGGCTGGTGCTAGGACGACCGCCAGAGGGTTTTTCGGATTTTTCCGAAAAACTAGAAAAGTCTGTTCCTTCGATAAAACCGATGCTAATCATGCGCTGCATCCAGTCGGTGTACTTGTCTTTGATTTTCAGCTTTTCGTGTAGCTCCCGACCCAGCACAACCTTTTCGCCGGTGTCGGTGTCATACACGGGAATAACATCTTCGGAGAAGATTCGGATGGTTTCGAGATTATTATTCATAGAAATTTGACCTTTCTATCTTGCGAGAGCAGGCCATCTCTGGTATAATAACCCAAAGAGGGTCTATACTCTCTGAGTGTTTCATAAGACGTTCGCTGTGGTCGCCAAACTTTAGCGGGCGTCTTATTCTTTTTCTTCATCGGGCATGGGGTACTTCTCAAGGTAAGCATCGCGGACGGCCTGTGACAGCGATACGCGGCACTTCTTGCAGTGCTCCACCAGCAACTCATACTGACGATCAGTAAAGCCAACGGCTACCTGATGGCGGTATGCTTCGATGTAGGGACTTCTTGCCATATTCTTATCTCCTTTCTTTGAGGTGCATTAAGTTTAATCGCAAAATGTGGTAAAGTCAAGCGGAAATAGACCCACGAAACACTACATTTAGTGTTCGTTCATCTTGACAAACCACTTTCTACGTTTTGCACAAAACTCAGTCCTTATTTTTGGCTGCTCCTGCTTCGTACCCTGCCCGGTAGTTCAATTCGGACAGCTTACCCAGTGCTTCTGCGTACTCCCTGTCCTCATTGGTCGGCTCTTTGCCGTGTGCGAGGGTTTTCAGAAATTCTTCGGTTGTCGTTGGAAAGTTCATGTTTTTTGCTCCTTTCTATTGCAGAAGCGGTCTGCTTCTGCTATAATAATTGACAGAAACCGAGACTGCGCCCTTGGTTGCGCAGCTTCTGTTTTGTGGTGGAATAGGTCGTCAGTGCTACTTTGGTCGGTATGCTGACGGCCTATTTTTTTATGCCACAAAGGATAAATCTACCGTTGTTGGCTGATTCATCGTGTGTTCTGCTGTCTTAGATTATAGACGCTTGGTATATAGTTGTCAACAGCCCAATTTGTATAATTTGCATCAGATATATCTGAATTTGTGTCACAGATGTGTGATATTTGATAGCGGTTCGCTCCCAAAATGTAAATAAATAAGTTTACAAACAGATTTTTCACATAACGAATTATCGCTCTTTTTATAAAATATATACATTCTGTAAATATAATTCGGTCACATAAGTGAGACCTCAGAAATATCTGGACTTGGTGATAGTAAAATTGAGAAAACTCTTGACAATTTACGCTAGAAAGCGTATACTGGCATTAAAGAAAGAGAGGAACGAAAAATGGCTGCAACGAATAACAAGGTGAACTCAAGCGAAATCCTTCGTGATATAATGAAGAATCAGCATAAAACATACGAATATCTCCGGGAAAAGCTTGACTACAAAACCATTTCCAGCGCATCTTCTCGTGTCCTCGCTGATGATATGAAATTATCTACAATGGTTCAAATTCTTGAGGTTTTCGGGTACAGACTGGTCGTAGAACCTGCGAATGGGAAACTCACTCGTGCTGGCTGCTATGAAGTAGTAGAGGAAAAGGACGGTGAACCTGAATGATTTACGGTTACGCTCGTGTCAGTTCCGCTGGTCAGGCGATTGACGGCAACAGCCTTGAAGCCCAGTCTGAACTTCTGAAAGCTAACGGCGCGCAGAAAATCTTTTCGGATGTGTACACCGGAACGAAGCTGCATCGACCTGAATTGGACAAGCTGATGGCTGAAATCCAGCCGGGAGACACGCTGATCGTGGCGAAGCTTGACCGTATTGCTCGTTCCGTGAAGGGTGGCATTGAAATCATTGATAGCCTGCTTGCAAAAGACGTGTCCGTGAACATTCTGAATATGGGTCTGATGAACAACACATCGACCGGAAAACTGATTCGCAACGTTATGCTTGCCTTTGCAGAGTTTGAGCGTGACATGATTGTTGAACGTACCAGAGAGGGCAAGAAGATTGCTAGCCAGCGTCCTGATTACAGGGAAGGTCGCAAGCCCACCGAGTATGACCGCAACCTCTTTGACGTTCTTCACGAGCAGGTGGAGAAGCGTATTCTCACGGTCACGGACGCCGCCAAACAGCTTGGTGTGACCCGCCAGACATGGTATCGGATTGCTGAACAGAGAAAGGCTGGATAATATGCAGGGAGAAGAACTGATTGTTAAGAATGGTAGCATCACACTGCGATCTATGCTTGACTTTGGCGGTTTCTTTGAAATCAAGCGGTTCTTGGAAGCCTGTCATTCGGAAAACTGCACCGTGACTTTTGTAAACGAGGAGATTGTCATTTTTCCGAATGAATACGATGCTGCTAAAGATGCTCTCATTTTTATTTACGGCACATTGGCAGAAAGACACAGTATTATCGAAAAGTATCTTCGTTACAAGTTGATGCTTGGGGATGAAGAACCGAAGCCTACTTTATATAACCAGTGAAAGGAGTAGCTCATGGACAACTTTAATGCCATTTACAAGATTCTCAAACTGCTGGATAAGCACAAGGGCGATGAAGAATTTGACTATGAGCTTATCTCTGCAAAAGCAATGAAGATGAAGGTCTCTGACTGGGAGCAGATTATGATTGAACTGCAAATGAACGGTTTCATTCGCGGTCTGGTCTACACGCAAGACCTGACGAACAAGTTCCCGCATATTGTAGAGCCGATTCACCCGCAGATTACCTTGAAAGGTATGGAATATCTCTCCGAAAACAGCATAATGAAGAAGGTAGAAAAAGGATTAGAAACGGTCGGGCAGTTCTTTTAATTGATTTTGAGAAATAAAGTTTCTGGAATCGCATTATAAAACCGAATATTTGATTTTTGTGCAGTTGTAGGCACTCTTTACATTTTTAGGTAGGGGGTGCCTATTTTTTATGCAGCCAAAGCAGTGTATCGCCATCATTGACAGCATCAAAGCGTATGCACAGCAGAATCCGACAGAAGCGCAGGTCTATGAGGACTGGTTTCAGGCGGTAGTGAACCTAAGAGACGCTCTGTCGCAGGACAAGCGGTTCGATGCCTATAAATATTCTGGTGAGCTACGCTCTGTCTGTGCAGCGATGATTGGTAAGATGAAAACAGGCGAGGATGTGGCGAAGGTCTATGACATTATCGGCCGGACGTACCTGTTTGAAGCAAAGGATGTGTTTGACAGCTATTGCATCTACCTTGAATGGAACCGTGCACCGGAAAAGAAGTTCTATCAGCCACGAAGAAAGGTGTTAAGAACCGTTGCAAACGCCCTGCAAGACCTTGCGGATGACAGGCTAGACTTGCTGGCAATTTCGATGCCCCCCGGCTGTGGTAAGACGGCTCTGGCTATTTTCTATCTGACATGGCTTGCCGGAAGAAGCCCTGACGAACCGATGCTTACGGGTTCTCACTCTAACAGCTTTGTGCGTGGCGTTTATGACGAATGTTTGCGTATATTCGACAAGGACGGAGAGTATCTGTGGAACGATGTTTTCCCGGACGTTACTGTGTCGAACACCAATGCGAAGGACTGCCGAATCGACTTGGGCAAGAGAAAGCGCTTTGAAACGCTGGAATTTACGTCTATTGGCACTGGCAATGCTGGTTTGTACCGTGCATCTACGCTTCTCTACTGCGATGACCTTGTGTCCGGTATCGAAGTGGCACTTTCCAAACCCCGCCTTGATAAGCTGTGGGAAACGTACACCACCGACCTTAGACAGAGAAAAATCGGAAATAAGTGCAAGGAATTGCACATTGCTACACGTTGGTCTGTACACGATGTTATCGGCAGACTGGAGCAAAACTACGGCGATTCCGAAAGAAACAGGTTTATTGTTATGCCAGCAATGAACGAAAAGGACGAATCCAACTTCGATTATGACTACGGTTTAGGATATAGCACAGAAACGCTCCGCAAGCAACGCGAAGTTATGGATGAAATGAGTTGGAAGGCACTGTACATGAACCAACCTGTTGAGCGTGAAGGTCTGCTATTCCCTGCTGACGAACTGCGGTATTTCAACGGCGTTCTGCCTGATGGTGAACCCGATCGAAAACTCATGGTCATGGATATTGCATGGGGTGGCGGAGACTTCACAGCCTGTCCTATCGCCTATGTGTACGGTGATGCTGTGTTCATCCAAGACCTTGTGTTCAACAATGGCGACAAGACCGTGACCAGACCGGAAGTCGTGGGCAAAATCATCCAGCACAAAATCAACGTGGTGCGCGGCGAAGCCAACAACGGCGGTGACGAATATTGTGATGTGGTAGACAGCCAGCTCCGGCAGCAAGGCTATCACTGCTCTGTCCGCAGCCAGCGCGCTCCCAGTGGGCAAAGCAAGCTGTCCAGAATCATCCAGTATGCGCCGGACATTAAACGGTTCTATTTCCTTGACGAAAAACACCAGTCGAAAGAGTACAAGGCGTTCATGGAACAGGTCACGATGTTCACGCAACTTGGCAAAGTTCCGCACGATGATGCGCCGGACAGTCTGGCACAGCTTGCCGATGAATTGTATAACGGAATCAGTAAAATTGAGCCTGTCAAGAGGCCGTTTTGATTAAAAACACAATATATTGTGTTCGCTGGGTCTATTTATTTGATTTCACCACTTGACAAGGCTTATAATGTACGCAGGAAGTTTTGCAGCTTCCCTTAAGGAATAGCTTGCACGCGGGGTTTTGTCATTTTACTCGCGTGCGTGTCAACAAGCATATTCCTCCTTTCACCGGTGGAGGTTTTCTCACTCTTTCACCTTCACCGGGCTTTATATGTTGCGTTTCCAATTGTAAGGGGAATGCCAGCCTGTCTCCCCCACGGCTGGCAAGCAACGGTTCGATTCCGTTACGCAGCACAACCAACTACCTAGCTTTGCATGGCTTTATTCTCCAAAACCTCCACCGCTATTCCCTGCTCTCGATGCGATGTTTAGGCATGACATTGCAAAGAGCAGCGGTTAACCAATCAAGCCGGGTTTTTATGTTGCATTAGCTCAGTCAGGCTAGAGCATCCGGCTCATAACCGGACATACATTGGTTCAAATCCATTATGCAGCACCAAAATTGCAGCTTACCCGTTTTACGTCTGTCCGACAACTGAATGTACAGGCTGCAATGGTTTTCTTCGGGCGAAGAATAGCACGGCTGGAAGTGCGAACAGTTTCCCAGTAGCTTCTGACAGGTCTGTGCTCGACAGCCTGTTTCCAGAAATTCAACGAAAGGAGCACAGATGGTAGCAAAAGTCAGATGCAAGCGTCCTCGGAAAGACGCAAACGGCAATCCGTGTGATTGCGGACGTTATCTTGGCGAAGTAGAAGGTAAGTTCTCCCTTCTGTGCCCTCTTTGCCATTGGATTACAATTGGAGATTCAAACCTTCCAAAAGATACATGGGTCTCCGTACCAAAGTTTAAGAACTGAATAGCTTTTGAAGCGCAGTTGTAAGCGCAGTGAGATAGACCTTAACAGGTTTGTCTTGCTGCGCTTTTTATTTTGCCGGAAAGGAGGAACGTATGGCTGAGTATCAAATAGTTGTTGACGGCTTTTTGAATAATCCGCTGACCGGACGTAGACCGATTGAAACGCCGGAGACAGAAATCAATCGGGTAAACGTGCTGAAAGTGGTCATGGGCAAGGCAGAGCCTATTCATCTGTTGAACAAGAACGAGATTCGCTTTCTGCACAACTACTACTTGGGTAGCCAGCCTGTCCTCCACCGCACGAAAGAATACCACTCTGAAATCACCAATCGCATTGTAGAGAACCATGCCAACGAGTGCGTTGGCTTCTACACAGGCTACATGAGCGGCACTCCCTGCTCTTATGTGCGGTCTGAAACGGCAACAGGTGACGGTGAGGAAATTGCCCGCCTGTCTAACGCCTTGCAGTATGAGGGCAAGGACGCGCTTGATCGGCGGCTCTGGCAGTGGATGTTGGAGTGCGGACAGGGATACCGCATTGTTCTCCCCGACAAGGGGTATAACGGCAACTACCCGGACGAAACGCCCCTGCTGGTGGATGTTCCAGACCCGGATATGGCGTATGTGATTTACAACTCCGGCATTGGTCACAAGCCTATCGCCAATGTACTGCACATCCCGCGCAATTATCAAAATGACCTGAACGACCTGATTTGTGTGTATACGCCAAACCAGTACTTTGAAATCGACAACGGCAAGGTTACGAAATCGGAGAGCCATTCTCTCGGAATGTTGCCGATGGTCGAATACAAGCTAAACCCGGAGCGGATGGGTCTGTTTGAACCTGCTATTCCTGTGTTGAATGCCATCAACGACCTTGAAAGCAACCGTCTGGACGGCGTGGCGCAGTTCATCCAGTCCATCATGGTGTTTACCAACTGCCTTGTGGACAAGGATGCTCTCGACCAAGTCAAAGAACTTGGCGCAATGTGCCTGAAATCCACTTCTGGTCTGCCCGCTTCTGTTTCTCAGATTGCAAATGAGCTTGACCAGCAGCAGAGCCAGACCTTGCTTGATTCCATGCTGAACGTGTACCGCAGTCTGACTGCCATGCCTAGTGCCACCGGCAGCGAGAATGCAACGTCCGACAACGTGGGAGCGGTTATCGTCCGCAATGGCTGGAATCACACCGAAGCAAGGGCGCAGCAGTACGAGAATATGTTCAAGTATGCTGAACGCAAGAGCCTGTCTGTAATGCTGAAAATCTTGCGTGACACGGCTGGTTCTAAGCTGATGGCAAGTGACATCAACATCAAACTGCCACGCCGTCAGTACGACAATCAGCAGAGCAAGGTTCAGATTTTTGCACAGATGCTCAGTCAGAGCATTGACCCGCAGTTGGCGTTCACTACGCCAGGTCTGTTCCCTGACCCACAGGCTGCTTATGAGATGAGCAAGCCATTCCTGATTGCCGCTGGCAAGCTGGGCGAGGATGGGAAGGCACCGAAACCGCAGGAACAGCCTAAACAGGTTGCTACCGACACAAATGTCGGGAACATGGCAGATGAACAGTCTGCCGATACCAATAAAGAAACAGAGGACGAATAGTCCTTTGCCATAAACACGGCAGGGAAGCCGGGATACAAATTTCGCAGCGTTGCAGGGAAGCAACGGTAAAAAAACGCAGGAGGAAATTAACGATATGAAACTCAATGTGTTGCTTGGTGATGCCTACAAAGAGGGCATGACCGCCGATGAAATCATTTCTGCGCTTGAAAAGGTTGCAGACCCTAGCGCAGAGGTCGAGAAGCTGCGCAACGCTGTGACGAAAGCCAATGGCGAAGCTGCTGAGTACAAGAAGCAGCTTAAGGCAAAGCGTACCGATGACGAGAACGCCGCACAGGAACAGGCTGACAAGCTGGCAGAGATGCAGAAACAGATTGAAGCCCTGACTGCCGACAAGGAAAACCTTGTCAAGGAAAAGACCCTTGCATCTTACCGTGAGAAGTTCGTTGCACAGGGTTATGACGCTGAACTCGCCAACAAGGCTGCGTCTGCACTGGCTGACGGTGACATGGACAAGGTGTTTAAGTTCCAGTCGGAGTTTATGACTGCCCACGACACCGCATACAAAGCTTCTCTGCTGAAGGATATGCCCACACCTCCGGGTGCGGATGGCAATGGCGACGGCGCAGATAGCGCAGGTGTTTCTTTTGCCAAACGCTTTGCGAAGGAACGCGCAGACGCAAACAAGGCATCGAGTGACGCAATGACTGCTTTCCATTAAGGAGGAAAACATGAAGTACACCAATACTCCGGTATCGGCTCCTGAAAGCACTATTCTGGCTGCTGATACCTACGTTGCCATTCCCTTTACCGTCAAGGAGACCAATGCTGTCCCGGCTGGTTATCCTATGGCAAAGACTGGCCTGAAAGCTGCTGCCACTACTGGCACCAGTGCTGCTGATGCAGCTACCGATGCCATTGGCATTCTGCTGCACACCGTTGACCCTGCCGTCAACCCCAATGGCGCACTGCTGATTCAGGGCGTTATTGATGTGGACAAGGCAAAGCTGTCTGGCTTTACCTATTCTGCAAACGATATTGCCGCTCTGAAAAAGGCTGTTCCCGCCGTTTTCTGCCGTACCGATGTTGGCGCAAAGAGCGAGTAAGGAGGACTAAATTATGGCACTGAATCTGAATGAAATCTTCTCCCCTGCTGCGATTGCCGCCTACTGGACGAATGACCCGACCAATGCGCAGCCCTATGCTTCTGATGCTCTGTTCCCTGCCCGTAAGAAGGTCAGCATGGAACTGAAGTGGCTGCGTGGTCACAAGGGCGTTGGCGTTTCGCTGAAGCCTAGCGTGTTCGACACTAAGGCTACGTTCCGTACTCGTCAGGGCATCAAGATGACCGAGACCAGTATGCCGTTCTTCCGTGAGGGCACTCACATTGACGAGGAAGACCGCCGCAAGATTATCTCTGTTCTGGCTACCAATCAGGAGTTTGCGGCAGACGTTATCAATCGTGTCTACGATGATACTGCACAGCTTATCACTGGTGCTCGTATCGTTCCTGAGCGCATGGTATGGCAGCTTCTGGCTCCCAAGGATGGCAAGCCCGGCATTTCCATCGAATCCAACGGCGTGAGTTACGTCTACGATTACGACCCTGACGGCACTTGGAAGCAGTCTAATTACAAGGCTCTGACTACCAAGGAGAAGTGGGATGCTCCTACCACTGCAACCCCCATCGCCACGATGACTACTGCCGCAAACACCGTGCTGGCAAACACTGGTGAGATTATCACCGATGCCTACATGAACACCAACACTTTCCACAAGATGATTGCTGCGGATGAAATCAAGAACCGGTTTCTGACGGTTATGAAGACCACCACCGCTGTTCTTGTCGATTCTGAGGCACGTTCCGTTGTCGAAAGCGCATCCGGCATCCGCATCCATCTGTACGACAAGATGTTTAAGCCGGAGGAGACCGCCGCTGCCGAAAAGTATCTGCCTGATGGCTATGTCGTGCTGGCTCCTTCTGGCTCTCTGGGCAATATGTACTATGTTGCTACCCCTGAGGAAGCTGACCTGATGGCTGGCATCTCCAACGCACAGGTTTCCGTTGTGAACACTGGCGTTGCTGTTACCACCGAGCAGACCGTGCATCCTGTCAACACCAACATCTACGTCTCCGAAATCGTCCTGCCGTCCTTTGAGCGCATGGACGCTGTGTACTGCATCAAGGCTTACTAAGGCGAAAGGAGGAAAGCAGCATGGGAGACCAGTATTCCGAAGCGGCAGTCAAGCTGGGGCAGTACATCGCCCCTGCACTTGGCCGTGAAATCGCGGACGAGGACTACCCACTCTTCGACCTGCTGCTTGATTTCGCCAAAGACAAGATATTTGCACAGGGCTACCCATTCGGCAACAGACCGGACGAGCTGCCCTTGCAGTATCAGTCGTTGCAGATACGCATTGCAGCGGAACTGTACAACCACATCGGCGCAAACGGACAGACGAGCTACACCAACAACGGCATTACTCGTGTGTGGGAAAGTTCTGATGTGGCACAGTCCCTGCTGAATGAAGTGGTTCCGAGAGTAGGTGTTATCGGCTGATGTTCAATGGAAGCCCACTGGATAAACGCCCGCTGTGGTATTCAAACCCGGTCGGCGAGAAAACGCCTGTTTTGGACGAGTGGGGAAACGAGACTGGCGAATCCGCATACGAATCGTGGAGCGAACCCGCAAAGCTGGTGCTGAATGTCAGCCCCCCTACTGGTTCTGCGGAAGCAAATCCTTTCGGCGCGTTCACGGATTACAGCTACGTTGTCAGCTCGTCCAGCAAAAAGCACAACACACCGCTTTATGAGGGTACGCACGTCTGGTTTCAGACGGACGTTTCAAAGCCCTTCAATTACACTGTGGTCAAGGTCGCAGAGCATATCACGGATACGCTTTATGCGCTGAAAGAGGTGGCTTCAAGTGAAAATTAAAGTGAGGTTGAGTGATGCCGGACTTAAACAGGCTGAGGAAGATATTCTCAAATACAAGACCACCTTGAACCAAAAAGCACAGTTGTTTGCAAGAGCGCTTGCCGATAAAGGTCTTGCTGTTGCCAAAATTCGCTTTGCGAACGCACAATATGCTGGCAAAAACGATGTTAAGTGTGAAGTTAGCCAAAATGGAACTTCTTGTACCATCCTAGCGGAGGGGCAGGCGGTTGCTCACATTGAGTTCGGCACAGGTGTTACACATCAGGGCTGGGGCGCTGCCGGAACAGTCGGCCCGCTCCCTTTGCCTGATAACATTGGCGAACATGGCACATACGGCAAAGAAAACGGCAAGCACAAGCGCTGGTACTACTACGGTGAATCTGGCAATGCCGGTACGCCTGTCAAGGAAGTAGACGGCAAGGGTCAGCTGAACTACACCAGTGGTAATGATGCAGCTATGGCTATGTGGGGAGCTGTTGAGGAAATGGCTTCTCAGGTCGAAGCAACGTGGAGGGAGGTTTGGAATAGTTGATCGATTATTTCAACTCTATCTACACGGCTGTTGCCAAGGAACTGCGAAAGCAAGTGCCCGGTATCTTAGTCACTAGCGAAATCAATGACAGCAACGTCAAAAAGTTTCCGTGTGTGCAGATAGAGGAAAATAGCAACCTTCCTGTGCACATTGATTCTGCCGGTCACAGCAAGTACGCTGCCGTTTCTCTGCGTGTGCGGGTCTACTCTAACAAAACAAGCGGACGCATTGCAGAAGCACGTTCCATTGTTGGAATCGTGGATTCTGCTCTTGAACCGCTTAAATTTTATCGCAAGTCGTTTGCCCCGTTGAATGGGCTGTACAACAATTCCGTCTATCGGATTGATTGCAGCTATGGGGCAACAATCGGAGAGGACGGAATGATTTACCGAAATTAAGGAGGTAAACATTCTATGAGTACTGCTATCTCCGGTCTGAATACCACCCTTTATTGCGGCGAGACCGCAAGCACACTGAAAAAACTGTGCGACATTAAGGATGTGCCCGACCTGATCTCCGACCCGAACCTTCTGGATGCAACCACCCTGTCTGATGGTATGCAGAAGCAGATTTTTGGCATCGTTCAGGCTGACACCAAAGCCTTTACCGCCAACTATAACAAGACCGACTACGCCGCCGTCAAGGCTGCTGGCTATGACGATACCTCTGAGAGCAACGTGGACAAGTACTACGCCCTGAAAATGCAGGACGGTTCCGGCTTCACTTGGCAGGGTATGCACCAGGTCGGTCTGTCCGGATTTGGCGTTGATGAGGTCGTGGAAATGACCATCAATTGCATCTTCCACTCTACCCCGAAGTTCAGCGAGAGCCTGACCGTCAACGGCGGCTAATCCGCAAAAATCGAATCAATCAAACCGGGCAGAACTGAACAACGGATTTGGTTCTGCCCCTATTTATAAAGGAGAGCATTTATTATGGCTGCTAAGGTTATCAACTTTCATTCCCCCGATGGCAAGAACACTTACGAGCTGACTTTCACCCGCGAGAGTGCCGAAGCTACTGAACGCAACGGCTTCCAGATTTACGAGTTCTCTAACGGTATCAACCCAATCAAGAACACTTCCGCTCTGTTCTATGGCGCGTTTATTGCCCGCAACAAGGGCATCAAGCGAAAGCTGGTCGATGATATGCTTTCGCACATCGAGGACAAGGAAGGTCTGATGGCTGCTCTGATGGAGATGTACGCAGATTCTATCAAGACTCTGGTTGCCACCGATGAAGAGGACAAGACCGCAAAAAACGCAACGTGGGAGATTGTGTAACCTCACAGTCTCAAGAATCGGACAGTCACACAGAACCATTCTCTGTGTCTAAGCTGTTCCACGATGTAGAAGCCTATTACATTTCCATTGGCATGACCTATGACCAATTCTGGCGTGATGACGTCTGGCTAGCAAAGGTCTACCGGGACGCGGAAGAACTGCGCGCCCGCAGAGCCAATGTTGAAGCGTGGAGAAATGGTTTCTACACGGCATCTGCGCTTTCCTCTACGGTTGGCAATATGTTCCGCAAGAAAGGGTCTAGCCCCATCAAGTACATGGATAGACCGATTCCTCTCACCCAGAAAGAGCAGGACGAGTACGAATACCAACGCGCACTGGAAGCGCAGGAACGCATCAAGAGGGCGATGTTCTCTATGATGAATCAGAAGGACGGTGGTAGCAATGGCTGATGTTGATATTACAAGCTTATCCGTAGAAATTTCTGCGGAATCGCAGGGTGCAGAGCTTAACATTGACAAGTTGACTACCGCTATTTCCAAACTGCGCACAAAAGGTAGCATTGGCAAGGTATGTTCTAGTCTTGACACTTTAACAAAGTCTATCTCTGCGTTGAAGTCTGCTTCGTCCGGCATGGACGGACTTAGTAGAATCAATGATTTTATGGACAGGATTTCCAATGTGAACCTGTCTGAAAGTGCAAAGGGCATCCGTTCAGTCGCCAGTGCATTAACTAGGATTTCTTCGGTCAATTTGAAAGATATTGACCTTTCTGGACTGAAAAGCAAAATGAATGGCCTGCAAAACGGCTTGTCTCCGCTTTCCAAAGTTGATGCGTCTGGCCTTAGAAGTGTAAGTAGCGCACTTAATTCCATTGCAAAAATTCCAGATTTTAGCAGCAAGTTGGATTCAAAGACACTGGATGATTTTGCCACTTCTTGCAAGAAAATCACAGATGCCCTTGACCCGCTTGCTTCCAAAATCGAAACAGTAGGGAATTCGTTTGCGAAGTTACCTTCCAACATTCAAAAGGTCATTGCGGCAACGGACGGTGCTACAAAAGCAAGCAATAAATCGGCGAAGAGTTATTTGAGCCTTTCCAGCCAGCTGAATGGTTTCATTCGGTCTGCGGCAAAGCTTGTTTCGCTGAAAGCTATCGCAACCTATCTTGGCAACGCAGCGGAGAAGTTCAATAGCTACTATGAAGCCGCAAACCTGTTTGGCGTGTCCATGAAGGAACTGACCGGCGAAGCAAGCACGTTCATCAACAAGATGGAGACCTTGCTTGGCATCGACCCAACCGAAGCCATGAACAACATGGCAACGATTCAGGGCTTGACTACTTCGTTTGGTATGGCAAGCGATAAAGCGTATGTGCTGTCCAAGAACCTGACGCAGCTTGGCTACGACCTCGCTTCTTTGAAAAATATCCCTGTTGCGGAATCCTTTACGAAGATTCAGGCGGCTATTTCCGGCGAACTTGAACCGATTCGCCGTCTGGGTGTCGATATTTCTAACGCACGGTTGCAACAGGAGCTGCTTAATCTTGGCTATTCGCAGAGCGTTTCTACCCTGTCTCAGGCCGATAAGGCTGTTCTGCGGTACATTGCCATCATGAAGCAAACCACCGATGCGCAGGGAGACTTCGCCCGCACTTTGTCTAGCCCTGCAAACATGATTCGTATTTTGCAGGCACAGCTGAACAGTCTGGCTCGCGCCGTTGGTTCTTTGCTTTACCCTGCCCTGAAATCCATCCTTCCCCCGCTGATCGCTGCCGTTGAACTGGTCAAAGAGCTTGTGACGGGCATTGCATCGTTAATGGGCGTCAAGGTAGAATTCCCAGACTTTAGCAGCGCAAGCGATGCTGTTGGTGGCGTCACGGATGCGATGGACAATACCACCAAAGCGACCGGCAAGGCTGCAAAGGCGTTCAAGAACTACATCATGGGCTTTGATGAACTAAACGTCATCCAGAAGGACAATGGTTCTTCCGGTGGTTCCGGTTCTGGTTCTGGTGCTGCTGGCAACATCTTAGGCGATGTAGATCTGTCCGGCTACGATATGTTCAAGCGGTACAACGAAGAGTTTGTAAAGCAGATTGATAGCATCAAGGAAAAAATCAGAGGGATGCTTCCGATTATCGGCGCCGTTACCGCAGCGCTTGCTTTGTGGAAGCTGACCACTTTTATTGCAGACCTTGTTGACGCAATCAAAAAAATCGGCATTTTGAAAGGCATGGTCGCCGGTGGCATTCTGATAGGCCTTGGATTTTTCCTGATGTTTGATGGTATCAAGAAAGCTATTCAGGACAAGCTTAACGCTATCAATTTTGCGGAAATCCTTGTAGGTGCTATTACGTTTGTTGGCGGCGCAGCATTGCTTGGCTCAAAAATCGCAGAGTTTATCACGACTTCCTTTGCAGATAGTGCCGTTGCAAAAGCTATTACTGCCGCAGGCGGCAAAATGGGCGGTGCGTTAGTTGGCGCGGTTGTTGCTGGTGTTGTAGCTGGCGTTGCAATGTTTGTGACCGGCGTTTATGATGCTTTAACAAACGGCTTGAATATTTTGAACGGTTTGCTGATTCCTGCTGGTTCTACGATGGCTGGTGCTGCTGTTGGCGCAATTATAGGCTCTCTCGGAGGCCCGATTACTGCTGGAATCGGTGCAATCATCGGTTTAATTGTGGGCGGTCTGACTGATGCTGGGATTGCCATTTACCAGAACTGGGATAAAATCACGGTCGCTCTTGACAAAGCAAGTGCCGACTTAAAGCAATGGTTTGTTGGAGTAGGCGTCTGGTGGGACAAAAAATGGCAAGGCTTTAAGACAAACTGGGATAAGTCTTGGAACAGCCTTGTCGACACTCTGAAAGAACTGCCGCAAAAGTTCCTTAACTACGGCAAGAACATCGTTCAGGGCTTGATTGATGGCATCAACAAGGGCATCAAAAGTGCTAAAAAGTCTGTCGGCGGTCTTGCAAAAGCCATTCTTGATAAGTTCACGACAGACACCGGCATCAACTCCCCTTCCAAAGTTTTCAAGGGCTACGGTGGTTATATCGTAGAAGGTCTCGCCAACGGTATCTCCGCTGCCAAAGACCTTGCGGTGAAAGCTATCCAGTCCGTGTCTGATGCAGTAAAGACCATCGGTTCTCAGCTGGCAGATGAGAACTACGGTTTGCGCGATGGCTCTATCAGCCTTTCCGTTGACGCAAGCGGTAAGTCCATGATGGAAACCGCAAACGCGCTGAAACGCACGATGCGCACCACCAATGATAGTTTTGGTGGTTGGTTCAAGAAGATGAAAACCGACTTGGGCGACTTCACAGATGGCATAAACGCTGTTACTAAGGCGGGCAAGGACATCTCCAACGGCTTCAAATCTTCCATTGACGCGCTCGCCGCTGCGTCGAAATCCATCCTGAACACGCATGATGGTTTTGTGAGCGCGGTCTCTGACATCCGGTCTTTTGTGAAAAAGAGCGTTGCAGAGATAGAGAACGAGTACCAGTACAACGGCTTCTTCGGTGCTGCTGGTCTTGCCATTCAAAAGGCGTTTGAGGGCGTGTACCTTGTTTTTAACAAGGTTTCTACTGCTGTCAAGAACGTGTCCGACACTATCGACAGTGTGAAGAACGTTATAACCACCTTCAACAACCTGAAAACCAAAGTTGGTGAGGTCATCGACCAAGTTCCCGCTTTGAAACAGGCGTATGGTGGCCTGAAATCGTTCTTTAGTGACCTGTTCAACAAGGATAGCGGCATTGGCAAAATCGTGTCTGACGGCTTTGACTTCATCAAAACGAAAGCTGGAGACGTAGCAAACTGGTTTAAGGAAAAGCTCAACATTGGAAGTTCCGGCAGCTCTGCTGGTGGCGGTTCGTTAGGAGCTCTCGGAAGTACAGCGGCTTCCAGTGGCGCTCTGTCAAATCTTGGCGCTTATGGTGGCATAGGCGTTGGCGTTGGGCTTGGCGCTGCTGGCGGTATGCAGTGGTGGAAGGACATGATAAGGACTTGGGGAGATTCTGATAAATCCTCTGGCACAAAAGTTCTTGAATCCATAAAGCACACCCTTTGGGATTTGTCCCCAATCGGAGCGCTTGTAAATCTTGGCAAGAAGATTTTCGGCTTTGCGGACGGCGGTTTCCCCGATGCCGGGCAGCTGTTCATCGCCCGAGAAGCCGGTGCAGAGATGGTCGGCTCTATGGGTGGGCACACAGCAGTTGCCAACAATGACCAAATCGTTGAGGGCATCCGAGAAGGTGTTGAAGCTGCAATGGAGCGTCAGAATCAGCTTCTGCGCCGTCAGAACGAGCTGTTGCAGGCTCTGCTTGAGAAGGAAGGGAGCGCAGAGATCAACGTGTCCAGCTTCTATCAGGCTGTGAACAGAACGAACCAGCGCAACGGCAAAACAATTATCCCGGTAGGTACTTAAAGGAGGGGCATTTATGGACTACGACCAGTACAATCCAATTCGGAGCGTGGATGGGCAGTATCTTAAATGCCCCTCTTCTTATCAGTGGCGGTTACAGGACATTTCAGCATCCGATGCCGGACGCACAGAGGATAACAAGATGGACAAAAAACGTCTTGGACAGTGCGTCAAGCTAGAACTGGAATGGAAGTACACCACCATTCAAGAAGCCGCTGCTATCCTGAAAGCGTTCAACCCGGAATACATCAACGTCACCTATCTTGACGCAATGGCTGGCGATTGGAAAACAAGCGAGTTCTACGTTGGTGACCGTGCTGTTCCTATGTATAATTCGCGGATGAATCGCTGGGAAGGGATATCTTTTAACATCATCGAAAGGGCTGCACACTGATGGTCAATGTATCGCAAGATATCATAAAATCCTTCAACGAGGGCAACAAACAGACTGCCCTTATTGAGGTTACTGCTGGCAGCAAGACGTTCACCATCACCGATGCAGATATCATTCAGGGCGGGTTGAAGATTGACCGGTACTGCGTGACCAACAGCAAAATCGAGGTCGGTTCTGCGGTTGCGTCTGAACTGTCCTTGAAGCTGCGAAACTACGATGGCAAGTTCAACGATGTTTCCTTTGAGGGAGCTGTCCTGAACGTAAAAATTGGTATTCATGCAGCCAACACCTCTGAACTGGGCAAGTTCATTCTTGGAAAGTCCGTTCTTGGCTTTGCAAAAGGTCTTGGAAACTTTATTCTCGGCACTGGTCGGCTTGGTGATTACAGTGTAGACACGGAAGTATACTGGGTTCCTTGTGGTCTGTTTATTGTTGATACACCGCCCCGCAAGCTAAGCACTATAAACATCTCTGCGTTGGACTACATGGTCTTGTTTGACCGTGAGGTGAACGCTTCCGCGCTTTCCTTCCCTATTCATGTTGACGCGCTTATTCAGAAAATCTGCTCCATCTGCAATGTCACGCTTGCAACGGACGTTTCGGTGCTGCCAAACCACTATTTCAGCATCGGCGGTCTGCCGGATACCAATCAGAAGCTGACCTACCGACAGCTTTTGCAATGGTGTGCGCAGCTTACCGGCACTTGCGCGTTCATGGATGGCAGCGGACGGCTTGTACTGAAATGGTATGAGCAGACCGGCGTGACCATTACCGCAAGTGAACGCTATTCCAGTGATATGTTGGAGAACGACATCACCATTACCGGCTTCACCTGTGATGATGGCAACGGCAACACATACCTGTCTGGCACAGCAGATTACACGCTTGACCTAAGTGACTGCGGTTTCCTGACCAACGCTTACGAGGGTGTTTTGAAGGAACTGCAAGCTGCACGCGGCGGGTTTGCCTACCGCCCATATAGCGCCACTATCAAGTCTGCACCGTATTTGTTCCCGCTGGACATGATACGCTACAAGGACAAAGACGGTGTTGTGCATGATACCATTGTCACCAACGTTACGCTTGCTTTGAACTGTAACACAGCGATTTCCGGCGCTGGCGAAACGGTCACAAGTTCTTCCTACACGCAGTCTACAAGCGGTGTTACAAACCAACAGGCAGCAACAGACAGAGCGAACCTCGAAAAGATAAATCAGACCGCCACGCAGACGAACCAGACCAAGAACGACTTGACGCAGTTCAAGACGCAGTATTCTTCCGATTTTGAAAAGACGCAATCTGCCATTGAATCCCGCGTCACAAAGGAAACGTACCAGACTGGCATGGATGGCGTTTCTACGCGTATCGGTGCAGCGGAAACAAAGATTTCTCAGAACGCTGATGCTATTATTCTTCGTGCAACAAAAGAAGAGCTTTATAGCATGATAACGTTTACTCCTGAAAATGGGTTGGTCGTCACTCGTAGCGACTGGGAAGGCAAAGTTCAAATCACCGGTCAAAACGTACAAGTCATTCGCGGAAACAATAAAGTTATTATAAACAACAATGGCATAGACATAACGAATGCCTATGGAAGTGTTTCTATATACAGCGGTGGCATATCTTTTCACGGCATTCGCAACAGTAAGATTTTTGAATGGCCTTATGAAAAAGATTCTTATGGCAACCCGATAGGCGAATTCGCTGCGCAAACTACAAAAATCGATCTTTCGTCCTACTCGTCTGTAATGCTGGTCTATGACACGCATAAAGATGGAACATGGTTTTCAGGTGGCGGCGGTGCTGGTAGACTTACGGTCATTCTTCCTGTTAATGGGCAAACGTACTCTTATGCTTATCCGTGGAATACGGTACACTGGCGAAAGGTAACAGTATCATATAATGGTATCACTTTTGGAAATGGAAACGAGAGAACGTCCGACTATAAAAATAACGTTATAACTGGCGTGATACATTTGGAAGTTCCTATTTCTGATGGTGTTAATAAAAACGATAAGGTTTGCCGCCCGTTGGAACTATACGGTTTTATGTGAGGTGGATATCATGGAACATTTCAAGTTCAAGTGCAAAGTCGGATTGGATGGTCGATTGTATGGCGGCGGGTGGTGCCACGAAAGCGTTATTCCAAACCCTCTTCCGCCCGATGAGATTCTGTTTGATGACTTGTCAGGAATGACAGAAGGGTTTTATACAGCTTATTTGTGGGATGGAATCAACTTGATATACAGTCCCGTACCAAAAGTCGATGAGCCTGTTGATACTGAAACAGAAACGGCTTTTACGCAAACCAACGAAAATGAAGAGGAGGTAACTTATCAATGAGCTATCAAAAGCAGAACTTTGCAAACGGTGAAGTGCTTTCCGCTTCGCAGATGAACCACATCGAACAGGGCATTGTGGATGTTGAATCTGCTGTCAATGAAAACAAAGGTGTTGTCGATAAAATCATCGACCCCACCCTCTCCCTCTCCGGCAAGGCGGCGGATGCGGCAAAGGTGGGAGAGGCGGTCAATGCGGAGGCAATCAGAGCGAAGGCAGCGGAGGAAGAGAACGCGAAAGGGGTTAGTCAGCTAAAGGAAGATTTAGTTAATATAAAAGATGTAACTGTTGTTGTGAAAGAGTCAAAAAACCTTTTCAACAGAAACGATGAAGATTACAAACCAAACACAATTTATGACACAAGAGGGGCAGAAACATATAATGCTAATACCAGCACAACAGGTTTTATACCTTGCAATGTGGGTGACTCTTTTGTTGTTGGATATGTGAATAATCTATCTGCGCAAAATCTAACAAGACAAAATGTAACATTCGTGTATTTGTATGATTCTGATAGAAAGTTTATCTCTCGTTCTACACAGTTTCCTTTCACCAATTACGTTTATACTGTATCAGATACTTCCGCAAAATTCATTCGTTTTTCCGTTTCGAACGCGTTGACAGAAAAAGATTATGTTATGATTGCAAAATCATCTGGTAACCTTCCATACGAGCCATATTACGCACCATACTATGTGAACAAAAAAGATGATGATATAGCAAGACTTGACGCAAAAATAGATTCTGCAAGCGGAAGAACAGTAAACACACACGTTATTGATTGTTGGGGGGATAGTAGAACAGAAAGGCAAGGGGACACATCATATGCTTTCTATTTGCAAACCCTGTTAGGAGATTCATTCAACGTTTGCAATTACGGGATTTCGTCACAGAGTAGTGGAATGGTATGTGCGAGACTTGGTAGCAACGAAGTGTTTGTTAGCATAGAAAACAATGCGATTCCTTCAACTGGAGAAGTCAAACTAACGTCTATAAAATGTACAAGCGGAAACAATAGAAACCTTTATGCCTATTCAGAAACAGCTTATGTGCCTTGCAGGATTAATGGTATCAGTGGCAGATTATCAAGGACATCTATATCAACGTATGACCGTGTTAAATTTAAACGTGATTTTTCTGGTGATTCTGTTAGCGTTAAACCAAACACTAAGATTGTTGTTGATGATTGTATGAGCAGAAATCACGTTTGCGTCTTGTGGTTCGGTAAGAATGACTTTGCATCAGCGGAATCATATGTTGTTAGCGGTATTTGCAACAACTATGACAAGGCTGTTGAGTATCTATGTCATGATAAATTCATTATTCTTGGCGAAACCTGTTCGCTGGTATCGTCATATGAGCCGAATGGAGCTAATAGGGTTAAACTTGAACAGATTAACACATATTTGTCGGAGAAATACCCAAACAACTTTATTGACATCAATGCTTATTTGGCATCAGAGCAAGCACTTGCAGATGTAGGATTAACAGCAACAGACACAGACAGAGAGTATATAGAAAAAGGCTTCCCTTGCTATCAACTTATGACCTTTAGTGAAAGTGAAAGTGATACTGTTCATCCTAATGCCAAAGGTAGAGAAGCGGTGGCAAATAAAATCCATGCTTTTATGGTAGAAAAAGGATGGGTGTAAGTTAACTAAAGCAGACTTTATTTGACTATCCACCAACATAAAAAAGAAAGGACTGATATTATGCTCCCCATCATGGACGTATCCCGCTGGCAGGGCAGCATCGACTGGGACAAGGTCAAGGCAAGCGGCCTTGTCTCTGATGTGATGCTGCGAGCACTGGGCAACAGCGCAGAGGACAAGCCCAGCAAGCCCTACATCGACCCCACCTTTGAGCGCAACTACCGCGAGTGCCAGCGGCTGGGCATCCCCTGCGGCGTGTACTACTACTGCAAGGCGGTCAACACGGCAGAGGCTGACGCAGAGCTTGCCCTGCTGCGCAAGGTGCTTACCGGCAAGACAGTACAGCTGCCCGTTGCGGTGGACATCGAGGATACCTATGTGCAAGCACCGCTCGACAAGCAGACACTGACGGATATTGCAGCCCACGCGCTAGGCACTGTGGAGCGCTGGGGTTTTTACGCCATGCTGTACACCGGGCTTTACTTTGGCCGTGATAACCTGTACATGACCGGCGCGGCGCTCAAGCCGTATGACGTGTGGCTTGCAGCATACCTCAGCAAGAAGCCTGAACCGGAATGGAACTTTGGGCTGTGGCAGTACACCAACAAGGGCAAGATTCCCGGCGTTGTGGACGCGATACCGGGCAAGATTTCCGGCGTGGATTTGTCTGTGCCCTACAAGGACTATGCTAAAATCATTGCTAAGAAGGGGCTGACCCGTCTTCGGGAGGGCGCATGAGCGAAGCAATCATCGTGGCAATCATCACCGGCGGTCTGAGCCTGATCGGCGTGATCGTCTCAAACAACCGCACCGCCCAGAGCATGGACAAGAGCATGGACGCCAAGCTGGACAAGCAGCAGGCTGTTACCGAAACCAAGCTGGAAGAACTGACCCGCGAAGTGCGGGCGCATAACAACTTCGCCCAGCGCATCCCGGTGCTGGAAGAGCAAATCAAGGTGGCAAACCACCGCATCGAAGACCTCGAAAAAGAGAAAGGAAAGTAACATATGGAAACCATTCTTAACACTATTCTCACCCCGTTGCCCGCGTGGCTGGCGCTGGCGCTCATCGTTGTGGGCGCTGTTTCGCTTGTTCTTGGGCTTATCCGACTGGGCTACGGCGCAGCGGTCAGGACGCTGGTTCTTGACCTCATCGACCAAGCTGAGAAGGAGATTCAGGGCACCAAGCGCGGCGCAGAGCGCAAGGCGTGGTGCGTCAAGATGCTGCGCCACTACCTGAACAACAGCCGGTGGGGCAGGCTGGTCAGCTGGGCAATCACCGAAGAGACCATGAGCAAAGTGATTCAGTTTTTCTTTGACCGGGCAAGAGCAGCCCTGCAAAAGCAGTAAGGAGGATATCATGGCAAGCACTACATACGAGCATTTTGTTGACGCCAACAAAATGTACGCCACACAAGAGCAATTTCGTGACATCACGAAACTGGTGACAAAACGTCACCAGTTTGCCAGCATTGGCAATATGGTGCGCAACGCTGGACAGCTGCCGCAGCCCTTCTGGCTCGGTGCTGCCCGTGGCGGCGGCTCGCGTAGTGCTGCCCGCTGCGCTGCGAGGACTTGACAGACAGAGGATGATCGCCGCCATCAAAAGCGCACCGCTTGGGAGGGTAGACCGTAAGATAGCCTTACTGCGGTATGTTGAGCGGCTTCCGCTGCCGGACATTGCAGCACAGACACATTACAGTCGGACGGCGATAGGCTACCGGCTGAAAGTTATTGATGAAAAGCTAGACGAAAGGAGCTCACCGTGAACCTCGAAAATGTTCCGACCGCCAATCTTATTACAGAGCTTCGCAAACGCGAGGGCGTGGAAACGACTGTTGTCGAGCCCTATCAGGACGCAGCGGTCAGCGTCAACGGCCCCGCACTGGTTCTTGTCGTAACAGATTGATTGTGGTAAAATAACATCAACAAATCCACCCGGCCTCTCGAAGAAGCACAAGAGGGCGGATATCTGAAATCCCCTGCTTTGCCGAAGCCCTGCGTGCCACGCGGGGTACTTTGTAGGCAAAGTGTGGGATTTTGTTTTATTTGCACTAGTTTTGTCGAAACCCTTGCCTTGCAAGCAGAAACGTGATATTTTAGTTTTGCTTCCAATGCGAAGTCCTTTAATAGTTAAGCGCTCATGCGGTTTTTCCGTGTGGGCGCTTTTCTTTTTTGTCCTTCGTTGTACCTTCGTTGTCCTTTGTTTTTTGCCGATGCGGTACACTGAGAGCACAAGGAGGGATGTTTTATGAGCTATTATCCGACACCCGGAACACCCTACGTTCCGCAGCAGCCTTACGGCGGCATGGGCGCAGTCGGGCTTGCCACTCCCCTGCCGAACACACAGATGCAACAGGCACAGCCGCAGCGTCCGCAGCCGATGAATGGGCAGCAGCCTGTTCAGCAGTCGGCACAGGACGGAGGTTGGTTACTCGGCAGACCTGTTTCCAGCAGGGAAGAATTTCTGGCGATACCGTCAGACCTGTACGGCAGACCGACCTATTGCCCGGACTTGCGCAGTGGCGTGATCTACTGCAAGCGGCTCAACCCGGACACCTGTGAATCCTATGTACAGGAGTTTTACAGCCCGGAAGCATGGCGACAGATGCAAGCACAACAGGCGCAGCAGACCGCTGCACCGACACAGCAGTATGTGCCTATTGAGCAGTACAATGCCCTTGTCCACCGACTGGATGAACTGGAAAAATGGCAGAAGAGCTTTTCTAAGCCCGCTACCGCAGCGAAGAAAGGAGAATAAGCGATGCCCTCTCCATTTGATATGATTACTCACAGCCCTATCATGCAGCTTGCAAATCTGGCTCGTGCCGGGCAAAACCCGATGGGGCTTATCCAGCAGTTGGGTGGGCAGAGCGCACCCATCATGCAGGGGCTGAACCTGATTCAGGGAAAGAACGAATCACAGCTCCGGACGATGGCGCAGAACCTCGCCAAAGAGCGTGGCATCGACCTGAACCAGCTGGCAAGCGTCCTGAATTTGACGCTTCCGAAGTGAGGAGGCTTTACAATGGATGATTTTGAAAACAGCCATCCAGAAAAAGATTTTGACATCAACAATCTGTGTGGCAATGACAAAATATGGATTCCTTTAATGCTCGAATTGATTTTCGGCGCTGTCAGCAAAACGTGGGACGACCCGAAAGATAAAAAAGACAATCCTCCAAGCTGACTTAACAATCCCAAAATAATCATCCCTCTAAGCGAAACGCTTCTCAGTTTTGCGGACTTGATAAAAACCGCCTTTGTTTGGCTTCGCCCATCGCATACGGCGATGGGATAGCATAACGCAAAACTGAAAGGAGTTTTGTTATGGACGATTTTGCAACTGGCTATCTGGCTGGGCAGGACGGCGGCAATAACAACGGCGGATTCTTCGGCAACGAAGGTCTGT